GATTAGAAACAGATATGATGTGTGAAATAAAAGTATATGATAATTTACCCTATATAAAGGATTTAAAGAACGCTTGGAGTGTAAAACTAAAATGAAACCATTTAAACCTTTTAAAGCGCCTAATGAGGAAGTAAAGTTGGAAGATATGAAACTTCCCTTAATTGTCAGTAAGAAATTAGATGGGATACGCTGTATTTTTAAAGACGGACAAATGCTTACTTCTCATTTAAAACAATTCCCTAATGTTCAATTAGCGAAAAGGTTTGAATACTTAATTCATTTAAGCAAGCAGGATAATATAATTTTAGACGGAGAACTTTTGGCAAAGTCTTTATCCTTTAATGAATTAAGCGGTTTATGCCGAAGGTTAGAGGAAAAGTTACCAGATGATTTGATGTTTTATTGTTTTGATATGGTAACTAAAGAACATTTTGATATTCCTTTTGAGGAAAGATTAGAACAGATTCAAGGTGTAGAGTTAAGTTTTATTCCTTTTGTAGCTTTACCTCAGTATAAAATGAATTCTTACGAAGAAATTAAAAGCTTTTATGAAAAAGCTTTAACTACAGGAAAATGTGATGGACTTATACTTAGAAATCCCAGAGGCAAATATAAATTAGGAAGGGCTACAGTAAAAGAAGCTCTAATTTATAAGCTAAAACCTTTTAGAACCTTTGACGCTCATATTCTTGATGTGTTAGAAGGAACAATTGTTAAACCACAAGCAGAGAAAACAATTAATGAGTTAGGTAATTCAGTTACAAGCAAGAAAAAAGGAGACCGATTACCTTCAGGAAAAGCAAGTGATTTTGTAGTAATGCACGAAGGACACAAATTAAAGGTTGCAATAGCAATGACGGATGAGGAAAAGAAAGAAGTTTGGTTGAATAAGGAGACCTATATAGGAAGGTGGATTGAATATAAAGGTATGTTGATAGGCGCTAAAGACCTTCCGAGACATCCTGTATTTTTAAGGTTTAGAAGAGATAAGGAGAATTAAATGTGCGAAATATTATTATGGGTATGCCCTTGTTGTAAAATTGAATTTCCTCTTACAAATTTTTATTTAAGAAAAGGGCAAATTAAACCTTCTGGAAATTGTAAAAAATGTGAGGCTTTAAGAAAAAGAGATTATTATAAAAATAATAAAGATAAAGAAAAGTTAAGATTTAAAAAATATATAGAAAAGAAACCTTATATTTTACATTTAAAATGGCTAAGGGATAGATGTAATAACCCAAAAGATAAAAATTATAATCGCTATGGAGGAAGAGGAATTAAGGCTTTAATAACTTTAAATGAATTAGAAACCTTATGGAAAAGGGATAAAGCCGAACAAATGAAGCACCCTTCGGTAGATAGAATAGATGGAGAAAAGGATTATACTTTTGAAAACTGTAGATTTATGGAATTAAGAGAAAATGCTCGTAAACATTAAGGAGGAAACAATGGATAATTTAACTAAGTTAGCTACAGACTATAAAAAAACAAAATCGCAGAAAGCCCTGAATGATTTATTTAATTGTTTGCTTCCTACAATAAATAAAAAAGCCGATTTTATTTATTATCATAAAAGATTTAAATTTGGAACACGATTTTTTACCTTGCACGAAACAAAATTAGTGGACAAAGAAGACATAAGACAGGAGTTGAGTATGGAAGTGCTTTCTTTGGTTAATAATTACAAAGTAGGCTTCCCATTTAAGAATTATTTTTACGCTACTTTGTGGAAGTGGATACCTGATTCTATTAATAAAGAGTTTTTAACAAGGTTGGCTATGACAGGAGAGGTGGAATTATCAAATGGAGATTACGATAATGAGTCTCCATTAGAAGCGCTGGCAGGATATTGTATGCCAGACGTTAATAAATTTATAGAGATTGAAGAATTGGATTCTCTATTTACAGAAAGAGAAAAAGAAATAATTGATTTATTTTTTATTAATCCCAGCGTTACTCAGGAAGAAGTAGCAAATAAGCTAAATGTAACTCAGCCAACAATTTGCAAAGAGTTAGAGGGCATAAGACAAAAAATTTTAAAAAATAAGGAATAATTTTACCAAATTTCGCTATACTTAGTAGTAGAAAGGAAGACAATGAACTTTCATACGATATTTAAAGATAAACAAAGAAAACAGGTTAGTTATTTATGTCCTCTATCTAAATGCTTGAGGAGTCGCCTTGCGTCTCCAATGGGTTTAGGTAGAGGATTTTTTATTAAGAGAGGATAATACTATGAAATGGAACGAAGCTGAAGATAAAAAATTAGTAGAACTCGTTAAGAAGGGATTAACTACCGAAGAAATCGCAAAGGCGTTAAATCGCTCTTATAAAAGTATTCAACATAGAAGGGCTGATTTGTCCAGAGGAACGCCTACCACTCCAGATAAAAAAGAAGTCTTAAAACCCAAAGAAGTAGATAAACTTATTATTCAGTATTTGAAAGAGGAATTAGCTGAAGTTGAACCCTATAAGGCTTATCCCACTAACAAAAAAGGCGCAGTAGGAGATACTTTAGTTATTCAATTAACAGATTTACACGCAGGAAAGATTGTTAAAGACCAAGAAGGTAACTTAATTTACAATGAAGGAATATTCAGGGATAGAATAAATCGCTTATGCGAACAAACACTGAAGCTTTTGGATAATACAATTAGCAAAGGTGTTCCCATTACTGATGTAGTTATTATTTCAACAGGTGATTTGGCTAATGGAGAAGGTATTTATTTAACACAGGCTTTTGAACAGGAAATAGCGCCTCCAGCTCAAGTAATGCTTGTTGTTGATGTAATTACCAAGCTCATAGTTGCTTTATTAAGCAGAGGGCTTTCTATTAAATTCTATGGCGTAAGAGGTAATCACGGAAGGACAGGAAAAGATACTGATGTGGCTTCAAATTGGGATTTAATGATTTATATGATTCTTGATTTTTGGGCGAAATTTGTTTTAAAGAATCCTAAGCTGGAAGTAAAATATACAGAAACCGAATATTTGAAATTTATAGTAAGAGGACACGGATATTTAATCAGGCATATTGCGCCAGAACAAGTAGATTCTCCTGCTGGAAGAGTTAAAATAAATGAGTGGGCGAGAAGGCACGAAGTAGAAGGCATAGTATATGGACATTATCATCACGCAGGTATTTTTGATTGTGATAATGTTAGAGTTTTTAGAGGAGGCTCTACAGTTGGAGGGGATAGCTTATCGGATAATATGGCTAAACATAGCGAACCTATTCAATTGATTTGGGGAGTAAACGAAAAAAGAGTTTCAACATTTATTTACTTAGTAGATTTGGCAGACAAAGACGAGAATAAATAATGGGCTTTCTTGAAAAAGCGAAGTGTATCTGGGATATTATAATCAATGCTCTTTGGATTTTATTTTATGCTATTCTATTAATTTTAGTCTACCCTTTGGTTATTTTGTATAGAAAGGTTTTTAAATGAAAATATTCTTCTTAAAACTACTTGGCTTTAAACAATGTGATGTGTGCGGAAGATATTTTTGGAGATTGAAGCCTATCCGAGTATGTGATAGTAAATTATTTTGCTTGGATATGTATTTATGTTTAAGATGTAGAAGCGATAGCGTAGGAGACTAAATGAATACTATTATGGAAGCAATTATTTTTATCTCTGTAGGAATCATAGGAGGATTATTTTTTAATTATTTAAAGAAGCGAGTAACCGAGAAAGTAAAGGCTAAAATTTCTGAAAAGATTACAGGAGTTATCCCAGAAGAATCTTCCAAAGGAGAATCTTTTAGCATTAAAAAGTTTGTAGAAGGAATGACAAATGTTGCTTCTCCTGTGGGTTGGGCTAAAGATATTCAATCAATATTTAATTTCAGAAAATTAGCTATATACACTTTGGTTATTGGAGTAATTTTTGGGTATGGATATTGGAAAGGATTAAAAGAAAAACCTGTCCATTTTAATCTTCAAGGAAAAGAAGCAACAATATGTTTAAATGAACACTTCCTAAAGATTGAAAAGGATGGAACAGCTAAGGTAATAGATAAGCAGGGCAGAGTTTTAAAGGTAATAAAAGTAACAGATATTCCTGAATTAGAAAAAGCTCTTAAGCCTATTGGAGTAGATGTAAAATTAATTGGAGTAGTAGGAGTAGGCGTAGGAGATAAAATAAAACAAGAAGCTGGCGCAGGGCTTTCCTTTTTTAAATATTATGATTGGAGGGCAAGCGCAGTATTAACAAACGCTGGCGCTTATGTAGGCGTAGATTATGATTTAGGAAAGAAAATAAAAGCAATGCCTAATTCTTTTGTAGGCGCAAAATATGGTAAAGGATACAAAGGTGATGACAGAATACTAATTCACTTAGGTTGGTATTTTTAAGGAGGAAAAGATGCTACAAAAAATTAAAAAAGAAATCATATTCTATCATAACTTAATCAAAACTATCATTGCAGAGAAATCTCCAAGAAAAAAGGTTTTGATGGCTAAAGGAGTAATCGTGGGTAAGTGGAGAAAATTCTTTGCTTGGTATAAAGACAGGGTTAACTATGCTATTAGCCCTGAATATAGAAAAGAAGTTGCTAAAAGAGATAAACTTCAATCCATATATAGGGATTTTTATAAAGCAATTAAATTTTTGGGGTTTTTAGATTCAAGGTTGGAAGAAATAGGTTTCCCAAGACATACCAGAAGGCAGTTTTGGAGAGATTTTATAAAGAATGGTCAGGTAAGGCAGGATATAATGGAACAGTTGTTAAAACAATATGAAAGGTTAGGGCAATAATGTTTGGAAGCTGTAGTATTTGCGGAGAACCTTTAAGCTATGTGGCATACCAGCTATTATTCATAGTTATTTTGGCTTCCGATGGAGAAACTACTCTGGAGTTAGAGGAAGCTACAGAAATAATAGCGAAGTATTGTAACGCAAATATGTATCATTTATCAGCTACCGAACTTATTCTTTACAGACCCGATGAAATTATTAAAGCTTTTCAAAAAGAGTATAAGGAAAGAAAAATTGAATCTTGGGCTTTTCTGCCAACAGACTGTTGTGAAAAATGCTATGAACTTCAAAAACAAAAGCATCCTGTAAAGTAGGAGAATATATGCCTTACATTAAATCTGGAGACGGTAGAAGAGAGGCTCTTCAAAAAGGAGATATAGCTCAATCGGCAGGAGAATTAAACTATCAAATATTTTATTATGTAAAGCATAATATTACCTCAAAAGAAGTTGAGGTTATGCCAGAAAGATGCTTTTTAATTATTAAAGGATTTATTCATCAATTTCTTGGCGAAAAGCCTAATTATCAAAAATACAATGATATGACAGGCGCTTTGGTAAGATGCTCTGTAGAAGTAGAAAGACGCTTAAGTTTAAATTTGTATATGTTTTTATTAAATGATATTATGGGAAGCTATACAAAAGAAATAAATGATTATGAAGATATAAAAATCAACGAAAACGGAGACGTAGAATAATGAGTGAAGTAAGGATTAGTTTAGCTATATCAGAGGTTTGTAAAAAGCTTGGAGTAGACTATAAATCCAAGAATGACGCTAAGTTACCTTTTGTAAAAGACGCTAAGAGGCTTGGCGAAATATTTATAGATTTGCATATCATTTCTGGGGAGTTAAAATGTATTTCAGAAAGATGGAATGTTCCAGAAATACACAAGGCTTTGGAAGACGATATTGTTTTATTGGAAAATGTAGACCACGACATATGCAAGTTGGCATACAAAATAAAGAGCCAATATGAAAAAGACGAAAAACGCAAAGAAAAAAGAAACGTCAGAAGTAAAACTATTTAATCTTAAAAGGCTTAGATGGGCTGTTGAAATTGAAGTAGAATTCCCTAAAGCCAAAGATAGCGAAGCTTTAATTAATCGGCATAGCGTATTAAAGGGCTGGGAGATTGATTCAGATGGCTCTTTGGAAAATGGCGCTGAATATAGACCGAAGAAAACAAATAAATTATATTGGAATGAGGAGAGTTTAACCCAGCTAAAAGAAATCCTTGCTTTAATTAGAGTGCATAGAGGGAAAGTAAGTGATAGTTGTGGGTTGCATATTCATATAAACGCCAGAGATTTTACCGATAAACAAGTATTAATGATAATCAAGGAATTTGTTCATAAACAGCGATTCATTATTAAAAGGTTTGATGTAGAAAAGGGAAGGCTTGATTCAATGTGCCAGCTCCTTCCTAAAGAAAACATAACTAAATTAACGGAAGCACAGATTCATAAATTTAGAACTAATTCAAATGATTGGGAGTTTAATAGCTATTCTTACTTTGACGAAAAATATTATAGCTTAAATATTCAACACTTAAGAAAGAATGATTACGGAACACTTGAATTCAGGCTCTTCAACGCCACTTTAAACTTTAGAGAACTGAAAGAACGAATATATTGGACTCTAAACTTTGTTAAGGATTCTATTGAAAGGGAAGAATAATGTTAAGAGCGCTCATCTTGTTTGCTGTGGGAATAGTAGAAAGCTTTGTTTTATCTCTTAACACTAAATTTTTACAGGGCAACAAGAAGTTAGCTTCATTTATAATAGCTTTTATTGGGATTTTTATTTGGTATTATGTAATAAGCTCCGTTATTGAAAACTTACATAATATCTGGATTATATTTTCATATGCAATTGGGTATGCTTCAGGAGACGTTTTAGCAATTTTATTTGATAAATATTTAGTTAAAGTAGCAAAAAATTATGGCTTAAAATGGCGAAGGAGACGTAGATTACTTCGCAAGAAGAGAAAATAAAGATGGCTAAAATACAGATTGGTTATTCAGGAAAAGAAGATGATAATTATGGAAAGGTATACGATAGAGTATTCCGAAAACCATTTAGAGTAAAACTTTTACAAAAAATTGATAAACTACTTGTATATTTATTTTTAGAAGAAGGAGATAAGGATGAAGGGCGAAAAGTGCGATAATTGTGGTGAGTTTCATTATGAATGTAAATTCACCCTAATAGAAAAACCAGAAATAATAGGCAGAGGAGAAGAAAAACATTTTTGCACAGTAGAATGTTTACTTAATTACTTAGCAGAAGAATTAAAAAAGGAGAGCAAATGAAGAGATTAATAGGGTTTCTGAATATCGCTTTAAGGCTGGTTTTGACTATAGCAATAGTTTGGGTAACTATGTTCAATGTTTCTGTAGTCAAAAGAATATACAATACTCAGTCAGTTTTGACAGCGCAAATGGATATGATAACCAATTATCAGCAATCTATGTATCGCCAAATAGCGCAGAGTATTGTTTATGATAAAGCCTTAACAGAAGCCTTTAGTAACTTTGTAAAAAACGAAGCAACGCAAGAAGAAGTTATGTCTGCTATAGTTGATTATGTAACTAAAATGAAAGAATATGTTAATGAAAAATTTAAGGAATCAGATATAAAAAATAATATAGCAGATGAAAAACTAAGAAAAGAGTTTGAAGAGATTAGTAAACTTACCTTAGACAAAGCTCAAATAGTAAAAGCTTTGGAGGAGTTTATTACAAATAGAGTAAAATACAATATTCTTCAATATACAGTATTAATTGAAAACGATACTGATGGAACAATGGGAAGCGGAGTAACTATAAAATACAATGATGCTTATTATATTCTCTCTGCTGGACACTTAATAACGACAGAACAAGATGCTGTTTATTTGAGTGAAAATGGACAAAGGATTTGCAAGCTTAAAGTATTAAAAGTAGACCACGAAATAGATTTACTATTACTGCAACCAGAAGACCCTGATATGACTCCCAGATACGCAACTGAAATAGCCACAACAGAACCTACAAAATTAGATGACTTGTGGGTATGTGGTAATCCTGCTGGAGTAGAAGATTTGTTAAGCAAAGGGCAATTGATGGGTTATCAAGGAACAGTAATGTATATTCAGGATAGCTGTTTCTTTGGCTCTTCTGGCGGTGGAGTCTATAATACCAAAGGACAATTAGTGGGTATAATTTCGCACTTACGAAGTGTAGACCCTAACCCATTGGAGATAATAAGACCAGAAATGCCTATATTTGTAGCAGATGGTATTGTAAGGCTTAAAACAATAAGTAAATTCTTAGAGAGAAAGTAATATAATGGCTGACAAAATTAAGCTAACGACATATTTGGCAGGAGCAATAGAGAAAGATACCTCTACAGGGATGGTTTCTTGGAGAAATGAAATCAAAGAGAAACTAAAACACGCTGATTTAGTATTCTATGACCCTGTAGAGAGGGAAGCTCAGAAAACAGGTAAACCTGCTGGAGAGCACGTTAAATATGTGATAGGTCTCAAGCAAGCAGGGCATTGGGAAAGATTCAAATATGAAATGCAAAAGATTTGGTTTGGTAATATTAAACCAGATGAAGGGCACGTTCCAGACATCTTTACTTTTTTAAGAACTCGTAAGATGATAGATGGAAACGAAACAAGAGATTTAGATTTCTTTGGTGATTGGGAAGCTGTATTAAGGTCTGATTTTATTATAGCATACATAAAGAAAGATGTTCAGACCATAGGAACAATTGGGGAAATAGTGGCTTCATATATGTATAAGATTCCTATTTATTTAATAATAGATACACCTAAAACAGAATGTAATTCTACACTTCTGTATTGGGTATTGGAAAGTGGTGGAGAAGTGTTTTACTCCAACAATGATTGCATAAGGTTTATTAAAGAAACATATAATTTAGGAGGAAAAGATGGGAATTAAACTGTTTATTAATGATGAGGATTTTAAGTCTGTTGTTAAAGCTTTCGTAATTTATCGTAAAGACCACAAGCCTTTTGATATTGAAAATCCACCTAAGAAGTTAAAACTAAAGTATATCTTTAGTTATCAAGATGAATTGGAAGACAACTTTGCAAGGCTTAAGCAATACAACGCTGATTTTAAAGTTGAAGACTACAAGGTTAGAAATGTAATGTTTAATTTCAAGCGTTTTGTATTGTCTAACCGAAAAGCTATTGTAAAAATGGAGGATGTATAAATGCGCCTCTACTTCGCTCATAATTTTAATGATAGGTTTAAATTCCGAGAAATAGAATTGGCTTTGGAAGAAGAATTAGGAATAGAACTCTACAATCCTTTCTATGACGACCCTTCTCGTAAAGAGGAAATGGCTGAACTGGATGCAATAGCTCAAAAAGCAGAAGACAGAATTAAATCTTTTGAGAATTCCTTTAATCGTAATCAAGAATCAGCCGAGTTAATCGTAAGAAGGGATTTAACCGCACTCGCTTCGTGTGATGGGTTATTTACCATAGTAGAAGCTCCCAGCTTTGGAACAACGATAGAAATGTGTAACGCTGTTCTTATGAGAAAAGAAATATTTTTTATAAGTGAAAAATATATTCATCATCCTTGGATAAAAGTTTACGCTACTCATAGGTTTAAGGATTTGGAAAACTTTAAACTTTATATTAAAGGAGTAAAATAATGGGTGAGATAAGGAAGTTTGAAACAGGAGCTACAAGAGATACGGATGCAGGTAAAAATGACTACGAAGGATTTTTATCTCCGCAGGTTATTGAGCGCTTTGGTGATTATATGACAAAACATAGGAAACAGTCTGATGGCTCATTAAGAGCTTCAGATAATTGGCAAAAAGGTATCCCCAAAGATGCTTATATGAAATCAATGTGGAGACACTTTTTAGATGTGTGGTTTATTCACAGAGGTTTTAAACGGTTTGATAAACAAAGAAACGAAGATATTACTATGGAAGAGGCTCTTTGCGCTTTATTATTCAATGTGCAAGGGTATCTTCACGAAGTAATTAAAGAAAGGGAGATTAAAAAATGCGATACGACAAAATAGTTTCTTACATTGATAAAGGCGAAGAAGGACTTACACAACTTCTCACAGATTGCGCAGATGCAATCAATGAAGTTGAGAAGTATAAAGATATGTTTAGGGAGGATGCTTTTGCTACAGGAGACGAATATAAACAAGCTCTGAACATCCTAACAGGGCAATATATGTTCTTTGAACCGATTTTCAATGTTCTTCAGGCTGTAAAAGAAATTGAAGAAGACAAAGCTTATTCTGCTTTACGAGTAGAAGCCGAAACAGGCGGTAAAAAAATGACCGCAGATGCCTTAAAAATTGAAGCCCATAAGTCAGTAGGCTTAATTATAAGGACAAGAAACATCTTTGAATCCTATGTGCGCTCTTGTGAAAAGGCAATTATTACTGTTCAGTCTCAGTTGAACAGGCTTGAAAACAACAATAAACATAAACCAGTAGAATAATGCCAGAACAGGTAGAGTTTGATTTTGATTATAGAGATTTTCCAGAACCCATACCTTATCAAAGTAAAGTATTGATAAAGGATGGTGATAACTCTGCCTTATATTATGGAAAGACAGCTATTGTTCTACTTAAAAAACCAGCTAAGTTTTGTGGCTTAAAGTATTGGTGGTATTTAGTAAGAATTGAAGGAACAAAACAAGGTCAATACGACCCTGCTGGTGAAGAAGTATGGTTTCCGCAATTTGTATTGGAGAAAATTAATGGATAACGAAAAGAAACAAAAAGTAGTTATCGTAGATAACGGATACCTGATGCACAGGGCGATATTTTCCTTTAGAGTAAACCCTTCAGGTGTTCCTGTTACATATCTTTATTTAAGAATGATGATAGCTTGCTTAAATAAATTAGGGCTGGACTATGAGGATAAAATAATAGTTGCTATGGATTCTCCTTTGGGTAGCTGGAGAAGAGCTATTGACCCTCAGTATAAAGCCCAAAGAAAAGAGAACAGAGAAGCATTAGAAAATGCAGACTGGTGGAAAGAAATATATAAAGATTTTAAAGAATTCAACGAAAAGTTAAGAAGGGCAGTTCCTTGGTGTTTTGTAGAATTACCCAAAGTAGAAGCAGATGATTGGGCTTCAGTTGCTTGCAGGTATTTTGAAAATGAAGAAGTTATTTTAGTCTCTTCTGACAGGGATTGGGAGCAATTAGTTGTTTATCCTAATGTAAAAGTATTTAGTATTTTGAAAAAAGAATTCAAAGATATTCCTAATGGTTATAAAGTATTGCAGGAAAAAATAATGAAAGGAGACGTTTCAGATAATCTTTTAGGAGCGCCACAAAACGACCAAGAATTAGAGAGAAGGAAAAAAGTAGTGTCTTTATTGGAACTTCCTCCAGATTTGGAGACAGCTATTAGATGGCAGTTATCTAATTTACCAATAAAAACTTTAGATTTAAATAAAATACCTTATTATTCTTTAAGGCAAAAGATAGAAGAGATTTATTTACCACAAAAACCTGTGGTAAAAAAGGAAAGAAAAAAGAAGGGAGAAAAAGATGCAGATTAATGACATTACCATTTCGGGTAAGGTTGTTAGAGACCCAGAGTTGAAACAAATTAATGATAAAGTTTCTGTAACAAATATAACGATTGTTAATACTCGCACAACAAAAAATAAACAAGGAGAAGTTAAAAATGATTCTTTGTTTATTGATGTAGTTGTTTGGGGAAAGAAAGCAAAAGAACTGGTTCAAGTATTAAGCAAGGGTAGTCCAGTTCTTGTTTTAGGAGTCTTGATTCAAGAAAGCTGGGAAGACAAAGACGGAAAAAAGCAAAGTAAAACCAAAATTAGAGCTAATCAAGTAATACCTTTAACGGAGGAAGAAAAAGATGGAAACGATTAAGGGAAAAGTAGCTTGTAAAGCTGGTAATGGTATTTCTTTTAAGATAGGAAACGATTGGTATAACGTCAAAGAAGACGACAAAGCCAATATAGACCTTCTTAAAACGGTTGCTAAAGGTAATGAAGTAGAGGTAGGCTACGAAATGGAAGGAAAATATAAGAGGATAGTTAAGAAATTGACTATTACCTCAGCTACAACGCCTCCTCCAGCAGAAGAAAAGAAAGCCGACCCTAAAGCTGAAGGAACTCAGCAGAAGAGCGCTCAGTCAAATGCTGGTAGCTCTTGGACAAAGCTTACTCCAGAACAGGAAGCAGAAAAGCAGAGACATATAATCAGAGGAAACGCCCTCAATGCTTCTTGCGCTTTATTCTCTGGAAGAACAGAAGACCCAGATACGCTTAAAGAAATGGTTTTAAAAGTAGCTAATCAGTTTGTAGACTGGTTATCAATATAAATAGGTTTCGGAGAGGAGAAGGTAATGGACATTAGCAAGAAATTTATAGAGTATCTTAAAACTAAGATACCTGAATTTCAAACAAGTAATAAAAGAGGTCAATTCCTCTTTACTTGTCCAGCTCCTCATAAGCTTAAGAAGGATTTACCTTCAGCTATGTTTACTACTGATGATGTGGGTAAGGTTATGTGCTTGGAGTGTGGTTATAAAGGCACTATTTATAGCGTAGTAAAGATGTTAGAGGTAGATAAAGCGAACTGGACAGATGCGCAGATTACAGAATACCTCATTGAATCCTTAGATTTAGATGTATATAAGGAGTTTGATGCCTATAAGAATTATGGCTGGTCTTTAATTCCCATAGGAAAGGATTCTAAAATTCCTGTAGAAGAGGGATGGCAAAATTCAAACTACAAGAATAAAGTTGACTGGATAAGATTCTCCAGTAAGGGCTATAATATAGGATTAAAAACAGGCAAGGATAGTAATGTAACTATCATTGACGCTGATACCTATAAAGAAGCTAATGATGTAGCCCTGAGAACTGAATTAATGAAGCTACTGGAGGACTCTAATACATTAAGGCAGAAAAGCCCAAGAGGAGGAACTCACTTTATTTTTCAATTTGATGAAGAGATTCCTCAAGGCGTTAATTTTGGAAATTCTAAAATTGATACCAGAAACTCTGGTGGGTATGTTGTGATTCAGCCTTCTAAGACATTAGACGGTAAATATGAGTTTCTCAACTTAGGAAATGAAATAAAGAAAATTCCTGAAGAGTTAAAAAAGAAACTCATAGAATTAAAACCAGTAAAGGCAAGCGTCAAAGGGATAGACGAATCTAAATTAGACAATGCTCTACTCTCTGCTCAAGAAGTAGCAGGAGTTAAAACCTTAAAAGAAGGAGAGGGAAGAAATGACCTCCTGATTTCAATGGGTGGAGTGTTATCGCACAAATACGATATTGAGAGAACAGCAGAAATACTTATGCTTATTTCTCAAACCTTCTTTGTGCCTCCCCTATCTAAAGTTGAAATAATGAAAATGTTACAGCAATTGGATAGGTATCGTAAAGGAGAAGATTTAACTCTTGAAAAACAAGTTTACGAATACTTGAAACAGCAGGGTGAAGTAACAGCAAAAGACGTAATGGAAAGTTTGAAGATTAATAGGGCTATTATAGACAAATATCTTTCCAAGTTTGTAAAAGAGAGAAAGGCTATACGATTTGGCAGAGGAAGATACAAGTATCGTGAGAAGATTGAATGGAGCGACCAGCATACTGAGCTGGGAGTTACCTTGCCTTATAAGATAGCTTACTTTAATGAAATATCCTCTTTCCAAGCTGGAGATATTATATTAATTGGAGGTAGAACAAACGTAGGAAAAACAACTATAGCTATGAATTTTATTCAAACCTTTGTGAAACAAAATTTAAAACCTTACTATATTTATTCTGAGTCTGGAAGTAGATTTCAGAAGATAGAAAAGATTTTAAATATTCCTACAGGTTCATACTTTCACGCTTATCATTCAAACCCATTGTCAATTGAAATAGAACCTAATTCAGTTACTATTATTGACTGGTTATTGGTTGAAGACAAAAGCGAAACAGATGTAGTATTTAAACACTTAAACGAAGAAATGCAATCAAAGGGTGGATTACTCATTATTTTTACTCAGCTAAAAGAAAATGATGAGTGGTTTGCTAAAAATATGGCGCTTCAATTTCCCTCCTTTGCTACAAAATACATCTATGATTCTGAGGATGGAAGAGAAGGTCATTTTGAAGTAGAAAAAATAAAAGAACCTAAAGGTAACTTTAGAAGTTATAAAATTGATTGCGTTTATAATCCAGAAACGAAAGAATTAAAATCTAAGGATAATTTATTCTAATGGATAATAAAGAAAAAGGACAACAATTAGAGTGGGTTGTAGCTGAATATATCAAGCCTCTGGATAAATATGCCAGACCCACTCGCAATTCTGGTGGCTCAACCGAACTTGGGGATGTTAATAATAAGTATTTTATGGTTGAGTGCAAGAATTGGGATAGAAAGAATGTTGTTTTAAATCACGATATATGGCAAAAGCTTTTAAGGGAATTACCTATCAATTCTACAAGAGTGCCTATATTAGTTCAAAAAAATAGTCTTGGAGATACCTTTGTTTCCTTAGATATTAAAGATTTTTTTAATATTGCTTATAAAGCTTTTGGGTATGAAAAATAAAAAGATTTCAACATATGACGTTTATAAAAGTATTAGAAGGACTTGGGATATTAATCCTAAGACCAGAGTTAAAGATTCAGATAAAAAGTTTAATAGAGCTAAATCTAATCAAGAACTAAGGAAGCAAATAAAAGGAGACTTAGATGGGTAGAACTAAAGGCTCAAAAAATAAAATAACCAAAGGTTCTGGTAATGTTTTCAAGGATATTGGCTGTAAAGAACCTGAAAAAAAGCTCGCTGAAGCTGAAGAAAAAATAAAGAAGGCTGAAGTGAGAGAAACAAAAGAAGAAATAGTTTATGAGAAGAAAGAAAAACTTCTCAAGGTTATGAAGGAAATAAATAAAGAATTTAAAAATCCTTCTATGGTAAAATTTGCTAATGAAGAGCCTCCTAAAGAAAGTTTACCTTTTGGAGTAACTCCTTTAGATGAATTTGCTGGAGGAGGAGCTGTAGTTGGTAATTTTGTAATCTTCTACGGTGGAGAAGGTGTAGGTAAAACGACTTTAGCTATTACGCAAATTGCTGAAGCCCAGAAAAAGGGAAAGGTATGCGCCTATATTGATTTGGAACATACCTTAGATGTCAGCAGAATGAAGGATTTCGGAGTTGACCCAGAGCAATTAGCCTTGATTGAGGATTGCACAACTGCCGAACAAGCAATGGATATAGTAATTAAATTGGCGAAAGAAAAAGCAGTAGACCTAATTATCATTGATTCAATTCAAGCAATGTCTCCTTCAGAAGAACAGTTTGAAGGGAAAGCAGAAAAAGAAAGGTCTATGAAGCAATCAGAAATGGCTCTTCTGGCTCGTAAGATGGGTAAATTCTTGCGCAGAACAGCGCCATTTATATATCAAGGAAAGGTTGGAGTTATCTTAATAGGTCAGGTAAGAACAGAGGGAATAGGCTCTTTTATTACAAAGGAAGGCTTAACAGGTGGACACGCAGTAAAGCACTGGTCTATGCTCACTATTTATATGAGAAAAGGTCAGGGCGCAGATGCTCCTACTACAAAGATAGAATTAGATGAAAAGGATGAAAAAGGTAAACCTAAGTTTGATGAAATTAAAATAGGGTTTGATTGCGTATTAAAGATTGAAAAGACAAAGAAAAGCAACAGTAAACCAGAACTTAGCGACCTTCATATTCCTTTTTATTTTAATACAGGCTTTGTTAAAACAAAAGAAAGCGAAATATTTTAAGGAGTCTACAATGGCAGAAACCAGAACTGAAATATGTAAAGAGTGCAAGAAAGAAGTCAAAGTATCCAATAAGTTTAGGGCTAACTCTAATGGATATACTTGCGATAATTGTAGACCTAAAGTTGATTTCAAAGTAAAGTGTTCCTTATGTCATTATGAAGGAGTCATCAAAGCTAAAACAGTAAAGGATGCCGAATCAAGGATTTGCCCTAAGTGTGAAATGAAGCGCAGACTACAGGTGGTATAATGATACATATCACTTTACCTAAATTAGAAAGAAAGCTGGGAATTCCTATTCAAAAGAACGCTTTTTGTGTAGGAATAGATACCGCCTCTACCTCTGGAGTGGCAATTATTACTACCACAAATAATAAAGTAATTATTGAAACAGAAATAATTAAAATTCCAAAAATTCCAAGAGACACTGAAGATAAGTCAGCGAAGTATGAAGAATCTCTAAATGCTTTACTTATTATGATAAGAGATTTTAAGAAGAGAATGTGTGAGAATAAAAAAGCTAATTCAAAAACAATATTAGTTTTAGAAAACTCCTTCTTATCTTTTGACCCTTGGACTTTTGGATTCTTAAAGGGATTTATGGGATTACTTTACGCTGAGTTATTTGATTATTTTGAAAATATAAGAATAGTATTTCCTACATCAGCAAGGAAACAGGTAGGTTTTAAATCTCAGCTACCAAAGAAGTCTAAAAGAGACCAGAAGAAAGCCGAAATAATTCAATGGGTAAGCAATCTTCTGGAAGTGGATTTAGAAGACGACAATATATGTGATGCTATTATTTTAGCCCTAACAGGATTGGTGAGATGAACGAAATAATATTAAAAGGATTACAGGAAGGCGTTCTTCACAGTTTTGACCAGATTGACTTTAAAGCAAATACGCCTTTTACTTTTGACCTTGAAACAACAGGGTTAGAAGATAATTGCCAAATTCTTTTAATAGGAATTAGATATGAAAAGCAGGATTATTTAATCCCTTATGAGTTATTAGATAGGGAAGTATTTGAAGATATGTTAGTAAATTGTTCCTATATAATTATTCACAATGCAATGTTTGACTTAAACCTTTTAAATATAGCTGGCTTTAAGTTTACTGAAAATATCTTTTGCACTCAAATAGCTTCTTGGGTAGAGGATGAAAATCAGTCTCATAAACTTATTGATTTAGCAAAAAATAAATTTAAGGTAGATATAACCGAGTATAAGAACTTTAAAAACCCAGATATTATTGAGTTAGCCCAGCACTGTAAACGCCAGTTAGCTGTTACAGAGCGCTTATTTGATTTTTATAAAGAAAAGCTTCCTCACGATAAATTAAAGTTTGAATTTAATCTCATACCTGTTCTTTTATCAGCCCAAAGATACGGAATGTATGTTGATAAAAATAAGCTTGAGGTTTTAGACAAAGAATATAAAGAGGAAGTAATTAGGCTTGAAGAAAAAGCGCTTGAGGTTTGCCCTAATAAAATTGATATTAATTCTCCTGCTCAATTATCAAAAATGTTTTTTGAAGTAATGGGATTAACTCCTGTGAAAAAGACTAAAAAAGGAAACAAGAATTCTACAGACACAGAGGTTTTGCATACACTTAAGAATCAGGGAGTTGAGTTGGCAATTAGAATACTTGATTATAGAGAGAAAGTTAAAACCTTAAATACTTTTATTACTCCAGTTAAAGAAAGAGTTGGAGAAGACAGCAGGATTCATCCTCATTTTAATATTACAGGAACAAGGGTAGGAAGACTATCCGCAGAAAGACCAAATACGCAACAGATTACAAAGAAAGAAGACCGCATCCGTGAAATGTATATTGCTCCAGAAGGGCATAAGTTGTTAGTTATTGATTATTCTCAGATGCACTTAAGAATACTTGCTCATATGGCGCAGGAAAAAGTATTTTTAAAGGCTTTCTCTGAGAATGGGGATATTCATAAGCTTACAGCCAAATTAACTTTTGGAAAAGAAGACATCAACGAATCAGAAAGAGATTTTGCGAAGATACTTAACTTTGGAATTATATATGGGCTCTCTACAAAGGGTTTAGTTAGAGAATTAAGACCCTATAGACCAGAATTAACAGAGGAACAATTATTGCCTGAAGCAGAAAGAATATATAATAACTTTAAGGAAAGCTATAAGAATGTTTTTTATTTTAAGAAAAAGGTCTTGGAATGTTTTCATAAAAATAATTATGTCATTACCTTATTCAATCGTAAAAGACACTTAGAATGGCTACCTAATGTCAAAGATGGCTACAAAGCTTTTCTTGATAGAGAAGCCTTTAATTCAGTAATAGTTGGTAGCGAAGCTGATATAGCTAAGAACGCTCTTATTAAATTATATCCTCTGGTAAAAGAAAATAAGATTCATATAATCAATCAGGTTCACGATGAAATTGTTATTGAAGTAGAAGAAGCTCTTTTAAATGATGAATTGCTTAAAGAGATTAAAAATAAGGTAGATTACCCATTAGACGACATTAATATTTGCGCAGAAATAAAAGTATGCTCTAATTGGGCTGAAAAGAAAAATAAAGAACTCTTATGGGAGGAATCAAATGAAATTTAAGGATGGAACATTTGAATTTAAAAACGGAATCTTTATTAGTGTTTGGCAATGTCTTACAGAAATATTTAAGATGAAGAAGTTTAATTGGTCTACTTTTCAATTTCTTCTTGTGGAGTTTGAGAATGACCGAGCAATGCACAATCTTAGCTTGACTTTGGGATTGTTGTGTTGTGGAATCAGAATAGTGTTTCCTACTCATCCAAAAGAAGAACACCATATTCACAAAGAAGTGTATGATACTATGACGAAGTTAAAAGAATCGTGTTATGGCTGGGTATCCGAGAAAGATTATGAATCCTTTAGAAAGAAAAAAGTCTCTAATCTTTCCGTTTGGACAACTAAAAAATTAGGCGGTAAAAAGAAGGTATTTATACAATAATATGGACTGGAAAAATAAGTTAAACATAATTCACGAAGAGTTAGTTAAAAAAGAAGGAGGGGATACTAATGTTTGCTCTGGGAGTGATAGTAACTCTGGTAGCGGAAGTAGCGCTGTATCTGGCGTATCGTTACCTCAGAAAACAGCAAAAGATATAAAGACACCCATTAAAGATAATGTTATTAGGGCTACAGGTAAACTAATTTTAACAACGGTAACACAAATAGGAGGAACGGATATGGTAACCGCTGAAGGTGCTCTGAAGGACTATGAGGATATTTTGAAGGAAGAGGGTTCAGATGCAACAAAGCTTCTTAAAGTAATGAAGATAGTGATAAAGCTTCTCTTAAACGTAAGAACTAACCAGATGCTTCCTGAAGCCGAGAAGGTCAGGATTTTTGAAGAGGCAAAGAAGCGTCAGGCTCAGAATCAGCAGAAAAAGGGTTAAGCAATATGAGGGATAGCTTAGTCTATCCCTCCCAAAGAGGCAAATATGGCTTTAAAATGGTGTCCAAAATATAAGATAAACATAGAAGAAACTTCCGAACACGGATGTCAAGGATGTATTTTTAAAAAAGAAGTAAAGAGCGCCTTGATAGAAGAAACCGTATGGGAGTGTTGGTTTGAAAACTGGTTTCCAGCCTTGAAAAAGGGAAGAGAATGGTAGAAATATTTAATGAAATTTTGAAGAATGGCGTAACGTGGAAAAACCTCTTCGGAGTAACTTTTGTTCTCTGGGGATTACTTGATGCTTATAAGTATATGCTTGAGGCTTATAAGATAAGGCAAGTAAAAACAGCCAAAGGTCATTCTCGCAAATTCATTAATATCGCTATTACAAATGATATGTATAGGATAGTTTATTTCTGGTTCTTTAACAGAGATATTTATTTGCTTACCTCTTGTGCTTTTGCTTTAGCCTGTATGCTTTATTTATGGTGGGTAATATATATTTATTATCCTTATGTTACTTATCCAAGAAAAGTATATGTGAAACGCCCTAACCTGATGAAATATATTTGGAATTCAGTCTTACCAAATAAATATAGACCGAGACTTTAATGGATAAAAATTATTATAAATTAAGGGTAGAAAAAATAAACAACAGATGTTGTGATTGTGGAAAGTTGATAACTTTTGGTAATCATAACAGATGTATAAAATGTAGAAATTTTTATTTTACTCAAAGATATTATTTTCAAGCTTTGCATAAGTTAAACTCTTTAAAAGAGTTCCTTTTATGGTTTACTGGATTTTGGGAGGGAGAAGGGTCAATTGGAGTATATAAAAAAGTTGTTAAAAATAAAGTATACTATTATTATAAATTTATTATATCTCAAAAAGACCCAAGCGCTTTACACTATATTTATAAAACTCTTTATCTTGGTAAAGTTTATAGTAATGGAAAATTTAATTGTTGTTTAACGTGGCAAGTAAATAATTTAGGCGAAATTTTAGCGTTATTAACAAAAATAACTCCTTATATTAAAAGTAAAAAACGATTAAACCAAATTAAAAAATTTATTTTTAATAAAAAAGTTAATTCATATTTTTTAAACCTAAATAAGGAGAAATATGAAAGTCAGCTTTTGTGATTTATGTTCACAGCCGATTAAGGGAATAAAGTGGATATTAAGCATAGTCTCAGAAGAAGAATTAAATTATATACAGCAAAAGCCTTTTGGATTGAATCAGCAACAATTTAACACAATAAATAAAGAAAAAGAAATTTGTGATAATTGTAAGACGCTTATGGATAAGATTTTTGATGGTAGGTTTGAAAAAATGGTTTTAATGATGAATGAATTGGAGAAGACTTATAAGCTTCCTACTAAGAATCCTCCAAAACGAAAGAAGAATAAATGAACATCTTAATTTTTACTGATTTACATATTAAGGATAGAGATAAAAAAGAAATAGAAAGAGTAACAGAAGAAATAATAACTCTATCCAATGAAACTGGCGCAACTGAGGTATGGTCTTTAGGAGATACCTTTGATGTGGTAAATCCTTCTCCTACAGAATTAGACCTCTTCGCTTCCTTCCTGAAGAAATTAAATAAGAAGATGGTTATTCTTTCCGCAATGTCTCACGAAAGTATATCTCCAGAGAATTCTGTCTTGAATCATTTTGGAGTAATACTTCCCTCAATTAAAATAGTTCCAAATTCTTACATATACGAGTATTCAAAATCAACTAAATTTCTATTAGGGCACTATACTTTAAAGGAAAGCTCTAAAGGATTTGGCGCAGATATGTCAGTAAAGGAATTAGAGAAATATAAATATGTTTTCTTAGGGCATCAACACTCGTATCAGAATATTAAAAATGTTTATCACTTAGGCTCAGTGCGTTACATTAGGTTTGATGAAGTTAATGACCAGAAAAAATATGTAGGTTTATTGGAAATTAGCGAAATGGAGAAAACCTTTAAACTTATTCCATTAAAAACTCCTTACCCTATGTTGGATGTAGTTTATCAGAATGAAGAGTCCTTATCTAAAATAAAAGCAGATACAAAAGTAAGAGTTATAATAAATACTTTTGAGGACTTTAAAGCCTTCTCAGCTATCTCAAATAAATATAAGGAGAAATTTATAGATTTCAGGATTAAAACAAATTTTACTACAATAAAAACGGAAGTAAAAGAAGAACAAAAAATACAAGCTAAAGATTTTACATCCTCATTAAAAGAATACTTGGTTAAAAGTGGTATAGATAAAGAGATAGTCAGTGCTATCTTGGAGGAAGTATGAAAAAGCTAAAAAACTTCGCCTGTAAACATTGCAAAAAGAGCTCTATATGCGGATTCAATAACAATGTTTATGTATGCTCAGGACTCTTAAAGAATCCTAATCCTCCTCACGACCACTATAGGCTCTGTATCAAAAAGAATAAAGAGCTCTGGAAGTTTAACCTGATGATTGAGGAGGCAGTAGCGGTTATTGAAGTTCTTTCAACATCCCTTATGAAACAGTATGTTATAGAGGAGAAAAATGGTAATAAAAAGCGTAAAACTCCATAACTTTCAGATTTACAAGGACTTAGAAATAGGTCTGGATAAGCTCAATATCGTTATTGGGCGCAACAATGACGACCCAAATAACAGCTCAAACGGTAGCGGAAAGACCGTATTCAGCCGAAATGCCCTTGAATTTGTCTTCTACGGAAGCTTAGAAGGGCTCACAGCGAAAGATTTACTGAGGGAAGGGGAAAAGGGTGGCTTTGTTGAAATAGATGCCGAAAACAAGGGAATTCTCTATAGAATAAGGCGTATTTTACCCACAGGGCTTGAGATATGGGTAAATGGGGAAGAATATAAGGCAAACACTATTCCTTTAAAGCAGGGCTTCATTGATGAGGTTTTTGGAGACCTTAAGCAATTTAAACAGTTTAGGACTATAGATGTCTCAGAAGGGATTAACCTCCTTGATTATTGTAAAGACTCACGAAGCATTGTTACCCTGAAGAAGACTTTAATGGGATTCCTTGAGGATTATTTTACCAGTCTCAGGCAGAAGCTCTTAAAGAAGAAATTGGATAGGGAACAATTTAATATTGATAAGAAGGTATATAAATTTCATCTCTCAGACCGCAGGAAGAAAGTTCTTGATGAGGGTCAGAAATCTTTAGTGGCTCAATATCAAAAAGCGGAAGATATTTGTCGCCAGCTTAATAAAATGATTAATGAAATGAAAAGCAGTATTCAATTTAAGAAAAATACTATTGAAAGAACAGAAAAAGAACTCATTAATCTTGGCGAAAACAAATGTCCACTTTGCGGTAGGGGAATAACAAAAGAAGAAGTAGTAAAAATGACTGATGAAAGAATAAATATTATTGGACAACTCAATGAGGAAGTATCTCTTACCGAAGAACAATTAAATAGAACTCAGGTTGATTTAGAAAAAGCTACTTCTATTTTAAATTTCGCTAATCAAAAATCTTTAAAGACAAAAGAGTTTCAAATGAAGTTAGTTGAAGCTATGAAGTTTAAGGACTATAAGTATACAAAGAAAGATGTAGTTGTCTACAATGAAGCTGTTAAGACGATTGATACTTTCGCTGGAGTATATATAGGAGAATGGCTAAAGAATCTGGAAGTCATAATCAATAATCTTTTACGCAATGTAAATCTCGCTGTAAAGTTTTTACCTACTTCAGATTTCTTAGAGCTTCAGGATAATGGAGCTTCAAGGCGCTATATGCAACTATCTGCTGGACAGCGTATATTTTTATCAGCTACCTTTAAACTTGCTTTACTTCTCCAGAAGAATCTGGATGGAATAATTATTATAGATGAAGGAATCTCTAATCTTGATAAAGTTAATCTTTTAAAATTTATTGAGATTTGCAAAGAATTACCTTTTCAAATAGTATTGACGTATCAAAATATTGACAAGATAGATGATGTCAAATTACTTTTAGTAGAAAGAAGTAAGGGTCATTCAACAGTAAAGGAGCTCTAAATGGTGAGAAAAATAGTAACAGACAGAAAAGAACTTAGCAGGAAGACTCAGGAAGTTACAGACAAAAAGGAATTAAGAGACATCTTAGAGGACTTGTTGGATACCATAAAGGAACACAAAACAGCAGTAGGGTTATCTGCCAATCAAATTGGCTATGATAAAGCTGTTTCAATCATCAGGCTTGGCGCTAAGAAAGATAAAGACGGTAATCTTACCGAAGATTATACCTTTAAAATGAATCTGGTTAATCCTAAGATACTGGAAAGAAACGGAAAGGTAAGAGTAACCGAACAGTGCCTTTCCTTTGGAAATATAACCGTTATCACAGATAGGTCTACTACTATCTTGCTTGAGAACGAAGAAGATGGAGAGCGCAAAAAATTATTTGTTCAGGGTTTTGAAGCTATAGTTGTTCAACACGAAGTAGACCACTTAAACGGTTTAACAATATTTAATAGGAAACATAAAGCCACTAATTAAAATGATAGAATACGTCAGACATAGAATATCAAAGATAGATAACTCTCAGCCCATAGAAGAACAAAAAAAGGTTCTTGAGGATATTGGTAAAGAGCTTATGGAAAGAGGTTATACTCACTTTGAAGTCTATGCCTTGATTAATAGAGCTGTTTCCCAGAATCTAACAGATTTAAAAATAAAATTAAATGCTCAGTGCGAAAAGCTAAAAAAACTACTGGAGAAATTTAATGAAGGACTCGCTTAAGAAAATAACAGGAGTATTGGGAATAATATTGCTTCCTATTATATGTGGAATATTGGGAGCTTTGGGTGGAGCAGAAAACTCAAATAAAGCCTTTAGACGCTGGTTGATTCCTCTTGCCTTAAGCGGATTTGCATATGTTCAACTTGAGAACGCTTGGGTATTTACTATAATGGGCTTAACAGCTCTTTATAGTCTTGGTTATGGAATACCTTCTCCAGATGACCCTAAACCCAGCATTTTAGGCAAGTTCTTCTACGATTTAGTTTGTGGGAATCTTTTCTGGGCTAATGTATTAACAAGGACTTCTATTGGAATATTTGTTTCACTTTGTTATATCTCTATTCCTATGATTCAGAAGAACTGGAAGACCTACTTAGTGTGTTCAATTGGAATTATTTTAGTTAACGCTTTATTGAGCTGGAAAGATTTAGGAGTCTATGAATTTGCTGGTAGAAAACTTCTTTGGTCAGAGACTATTCTTTATGGGTTAACTTCTTTATTTGGAGTAATCATAACTTTAATAAGGTGGTAAAATGAGAAAATATGATGATGTAGAAAGAATAGGAAAAGAAGAAGTAGAGGGATTACTGAACGGAGAAGTCCATATATTTGAAAAAATAGATGGCGCTAATGTTTCCTTATATTGGGATTCCGAAAAAGGAGTATGTATCGCCAGTAGGAACACAGAAATATATTCTGATAAGAACGGAGGAAACTTTAGGGGAATAATTGAATATCTTAAAAAGAATCCTTCTTTAAGAAAAATGGTAGAAGAATACCCTAATTTTATCTTTTACGGAGAGTGGCTTGTTCCTCATAAGGTAAAATATCCAGAAGGCATCAGCCATAATATATGGTTCTTTGATATATTTGATACTTCAATACAGAAGTATCTTCCCCATTACCTTTGTCTTCCTATATGGAAGATGTTTGAAGCAAAGAATTCTCCAGTTTTAGGAGTAGAACAAAACCCAACACCTATTTCTCTTGCTCCTTACCTTAAATTTAATTCCTTTAAGGGAAGTCCGTGTCAGGAGGGAATAGTATTAAAGAACTATGCTTTTGTTAATAAATTTGGTAGACAACAGTGGGGAAAGATAATTAATGAAGTCTACGCAGAAGCCCAACAAACAAAAGACCCAAAAAATATGGGCGATATAGAGCTCAAATTAGTAGAAGAATATGTAACGAAGAATAGAATTGAAAAGATAATAGAAAAAATAAGGGATGGTCAAGGATTAACTCTAACAAAATGCTGTCAAGTGGAATTAAGGTCTCGGATAGAGACTTTTGGACAAGAATGGTTTTGCCCTCAATGTAGAAGTATTATTTATGATGATAAATTAAAGGAAGAAACTTATCATCCCCAATTAACTGAAAAGGATACTGGAAGAGTTATGAATACAGTATTTTATGATTTTATTCAAGAAGAACTTTGGGATATATTAAAGAAAGAAAAATATCCTGTAATTGATTTTAAAAAGCTTAAAAAATTATCGGAAGAAAAAATAAGAAACTGTTTCTTTGCCTATATACAAAATGGTAAATAAAATTATAACAATAATATTAGTGTGGTTAAGTATCGTAGCGATAATAATGTTTTGCGCTTACCAAACATTTAAAGGCTAAAATGGAAACTTATTTACCAAAAGAATATAAAGACAAAGTTGTTCACTGTAAAAGGCAACCCTTTGATGTCTATATAGGAAGACCTTCTATCTTTGGGAATCCTTTTGAGGTTGGTAAGGATGGCTCAAGAGAAGACGTAATACAGAAGTATAAAGAATATTTCTACGCTAAAATAGAAGATAATGAACAGTTTAAAAGAGCTGTTTTAAAACTAAAAGGCAAAGTATTAGGATGCTGGTGTTATCCAAAAGATTGCCACGCAAGAATCATAATAGAATGGTTGGAAAACAATGGATAAAAATATTAGAAAAGAGTTTTTAGAAGTCTCAATAATGTGGTTCATAGGAATATTATTATTTGGAATGGTTTTGTTTGGCATTTCTTTAATTCCTATGGATGAAGCTTCAGCAATGGATTTTAAAGAATATATTAATACTCCTATTGTTACTGAACAAAATAAAACAGAATTAAGAATAGAGTGGCATAACTTTTTAGGTATAGATGTCTTTCAGCCTTACTTTGTAATTAAAGACGTAGAAGATGGCTTAGTTAAGAAAGCAACTTTAAGGATATTTAACTTCACTGGCAGACCTGAGATTAAGGATACTTACCATAAAATAGAATACGTTTTTAGATACAAATTTTAGGAGGATATATGAAGGCTGATGTTTTAATGAATGAAATTAATCTAATTAAAAGTGAAGAAATCAAGAAGTGGACTATTGATACCTTAGAGAAGACTCCTGATTATTTCTTTAAAGCTCCTGCGTCTTCTACTGGAAAGTATCATCCTACTTGCACAATTAAAGAGGGCGGTCTAATTACGCACGTTAAAAGGGCAGTATATTTAGCCAATAGACTTTGTGTGGGATGGGGAATAGAATATGAGAAAAGAGATATAGTCCTTTCGGCTGTTATACTACACGATATAGCCAAAGTGGGTAATCCTGCTGTTGCAAAAACAAGCTATGAGGATTATGAAAATCATCCCCTTAACGCAGAACAGTTTTTTGCCTCTATTCCTCAATCTGAAGTAATGAAAAAGCAATACGATATTGATGCGGATAAGCCAGCATACTACGAAATTAATCAATGTATCCGTAATCATATGGGATTATGGACACCTGCTTCCGCAAAGAAAGATATTAAGGATTATAGCCTTCTGGAATTAATTGTTTATACAGCAGATTATCTTTCCTCAACTAAAGATTTAGTAACTCCGAAGGATGGTGAATAATGAAGATTATTCATAAGAAATTTAAACAGCAATGTTGGGTTTGTGATGGTTCAGGAATAGACCCAAAATCAATATGTAATCGTGGAGTAGCTTGTGATACCTGCAAAGCCTTTACGAAACCAAAGAAGTGTGTTAATAAGTGTAAAGTTTGTAATGGAACAGGAATTTATACAGAAAATCATTCAATAATTATATTTGGCAAACAAGCAATTGATTCTGATAACATAGGCTAATGAACGCTTACTATATTAAAACACTTTTAATGGAATATTTTAGATTCACTCGCCAAATGTTATGCGCTGATGAAGTAAGCTACGCTGGCTATTTGGCAGATGTTTTGGTATTGACACCTAAAGGATATACTCACGAAGTTGAAGTTAAATGCGCTAAATCGGATTTATGTAATTTAGAGACTAAAAAAGAAAAACATCTACATTGGACTATTATTTATCCTAATTACTTTTCAATAGCTGTTCCAACAGATTTAGTAGAAGAAGCCAAGAAAGTAATAGAAGCCCTTAATCCTAAATATGGACTTATTGAAATTCAAAACTATTCAGTAGTTATTAGGAAGTCTCCGAAGTTACTTCACGATGATTTATCTAAGCTTGATTGGTGGAAGAAAAAAGTATATTTTAGAAACTCATCTGCTTTACTTGGATATATGAGAAGGATACATCTCTTCGGGGAAAGGAAAATAACAAATGAATAAACCAGAACTTGTTTTACTTATAGGAAACATAGGCTCAGGTAAATCTACCTTCTGTAAGAAGCTTATCTCTAAAGGTTTCTCTCACGTCATTATCTCCAGAGACTCCTTAAGATATATGATAGGAGCTGGAAAGTATAGATTTGAGCCTAAAATAGAAAAAGCTATCTGGGATTCAGAATTAAATATAATTGATAATTTTATGTTCTTAGGACAAAATATATTAGTAGACGAAGTTGGAATAACTAAATCAATGCGAGCCAGATATTCCTTCTTGGCGAGAAAATGGAATTATTCAATTACAGTAATAGAGATGCCAAGATATTCAATGAAAAAATCTGTTAATAGAAGACTAAAAGACCCTCACGGACAACCTGATAGAAAACTATGGGAATCTGTATGGAAGAAGTTTGATGCTATGTATGAAAAACCAACAAAGAGTGAAGGTTTCGCTAAAATTATAAAACTAAATGACAAACAAAAATCTTTTCCTGATTTACGCTCTAAATAGTTCTGTCTATTTCCTGCAAGGTATTGGAGGAATAGCTGGAACACCGCTTTCTTATTACCTAAAAGAAACCCTGCATTTCACTCCCTCAGCATTGATGTTTATGAGTTCTTTTATTTCTCTCGCTTGGGTAGTAAAACCTCTCATCGGAATCATAATAGACAACTCAAAATGGACTCGTAAGACTTGGATACTTTTAGCAATAGCCATAGACCTCTTATTTGCGCTATTTATAGGGTTATTTACACTTCCTTTTGGCTTATTGATTACAGCTTTGATGTTTAGCAATTGGAATACAGCCTTTAGGGATGTTTCCGTAGATGGTATTATGGTAGTAGAGGGTCAGAAATATGATATTTGTGGAAAGATTCAATCGGTTCAATGGGTATCTGTTACGGTAGCTGGAATCATAAGCGGTTTTATAGGCTCATATTTGGCTGAAAAGAATATTTCTTACCAAATAGGATTCCTGTTATTAATTCCTTTTTACCTGATTGGAATATTCTTTACATCAAAATATAAGGAACAAAAAAGAAAAGGCAATTGTGTAGAGTGTGAAGGAGTTCAATATTGCACTTACCCTGTCCATAATTGTAGTAATCTAAAAACTAAAAAAATAGATTACAAGAAGTTATTTAAAAATAAAGCCTTCTTGGTAGCTTGTTTATTTTTATTCCTATATAAATTTAATCCTTCTTTTGGAACTCCTCTCTGGTATATTGAAAGAGATGTATTTCACTGGAGCAAGATGTTTATAGGAATTCTTGGAGTAATTAATTCCATTATTTCAATTGGAGGAGCTTTCTTATATTTTAAATTTAGCAAGAAAATAAAGAATCCTATTCAATGGCTTAAGTGGTCTGTGTTCTTAGGAGCATTTACTACGCTTCTTTATTTATATTTTACTCCAACTTCAGACATAGTATATGGAATAGTATTTAGCTCAGTTAGTATGTTTATACATCTTCTTGTAATGGACTGGATGGCAAGACAATGTATTATAGGATTAGAGTCAACTTCATTTGCGTTTTTATGTTCTGTTAGTAATTTAGCTGGCAATGTTTCTGGGTGGACTGGAGGCGCTTTATTACCTTTATGTGGGCTTCAAACCTTAATTGTAATATCTGCGCTAACGAGCTTCTTGTGTTTACCATTAATCAACAAGATAGGAATAACAAATGAGATTACTAACGAAAAAAGAAATTAAGGCTATCTGGAATAAGTATAAGAGGCAATACCCTGTGCTAAAAGAATACACTTTTTACTTTAAAAGAATAAATACCTGCTATGTCTGGGATAAGACAAAGGTAATGGTATTTGGACTCAAAGGCTATGCTTCAGAATGTAAAGAAGGCTACACAGAATACGCTTGTATGAAATGGTTTCCCAATGGAAGTAAAGATATAGAGAGAGTAGCTAATTATCTTCTTCTTCACGAAATAAGCCATATATTAACGGATAAAAAATATCCTTCTGATAAAAGAGCTCACGGTAGACATTTTCAAAATACATATAAAAGATTGCTGGTAAAACACGGTTTTCTGGAGAGGCAAAGAGTAGATAATAAAGTATTTTATAGGGAGATTCTATGATTTATTTTACCTCAGACACTCACTTTGGACACGAAAATATAATAAGGTATTGCAATAGACCTTTCAAGAGCCTTAAAGAAATGGATTCAACCATTATTAAAAATTGGAACTCTAAAATTAAAGAGGAAGATACAATTTTCTTTCTTGGGGATTTCTGTTTTAGAAAGAGTTCAGAAGCTCCTGAAGGGAAGCTTTTTGAGCATTATAAAAGTCAGCTTAAAGGTCAAATAATATTTGTTCAGGGTAATCACGATAAAAACAATGGTAATAAATCCATCATCCAAAAAATAGGAATAGCCTATGGTGGAAGAAAGATTAATTTAGTTCATAACCCTGAATTTATTGATTTAAGATATGACATAAATTTTGTAGGGCACGTTCACAATCTCTGGAGATTTAAAAGAATCCGTAGGGATAACCATATAGTAGATTGTATTAATATAGGTGTAGATGTCTGGGATTTTAAACCTGTAACAATAAATGAGATTATGAGTAAATATATCCGATGGAGTAAAAATGAATCTATATCTTAAAGCAATACTTATAGGGCTCTTAGCTGGTTATATAGGAATACCATTATTTATAGTGGGTATTCTATGCAAAAGGTTTAATTGGAAGAATATTAAAAAGGTGTATTATATCCTTTTTCAAATGGAGGACTCAAATGGCAAACATCCAAAAAATATCAATTCATAAAGAAGGTAATAGTTGTTATCAAGCCTTAATGATTCCTGTAGGTTCAAGGGATGAAAACAATTCCTATAAAGGAATATCTCATTTCCTTGAGCATATGTGTTTTAAGGGCACTCCTACAAGACCTACCAGCCAAGACATAGCGAAGGAAATTGAGAATCTGGGTGGTAACTTTAACGCTTTTACTTCTTATGAGGGAACGGTTTATTGGATTCATATAGATAACAAGTATAAAAAATTAGCTAAAGACCTTCTTTACGATATGGTTGTTAACTCAAAAATAAGTGAAGAGGATGTAGCTAAAGAAAAAAATGTAATCCTTCAAGAACTTAAGATGTATGAAGATAACCCTCATACAGCTATTGAAGATGTAATGAATCAGATTATCTTCCATAAAGAATCAGGACTTTATCTTCCCATAGTGGGAACAAAAGAGACGCTTAAAGACATCACAAGCGCAAAGATTAAATGGTTCAGGAATGAACACTATAACCAAATTGTTGACCTCTATGTAGGAAAAGATGGAAAGAACAGTGTTACTGGAGACCCAATTAGAATAACTTCTCCTTCTCCAGAACTTCCTAAAAGTAGTGTTATTCACTCTTATATTAAAAAGGATGTTCAACAGGCTAATATGAGGTTATCTAATTACTTCTATAACACAAAGTATTCTTCACTGGAAATATTCTTTGGGTTATGCCTTATGGAAGAAATCCTAAATGATATGTCTGGGAGACTATTCTCAGTAATTAGAGAAAAACACGGTTTAGTTTATGGAATTGGATTCAATGTTGGAGAATATAGGGAAGGAGCTTTTCAGTGGACTGTAAATTTAGGCTTAGATGCTCATAAGATAGGAAAAGCTAATGAGCTTATCAAAAATGAATTAACCAGACCTTTTACTGAACAAGAAATCTCTCAAGCTATAAAGAAATTTATTAGTGCTGAAAGATTAAAAATGGATAGTATTAAACATATGGCATTTGTTATTCTTGATAGAACTATGATGTTTAAGAACTTTGTTCATTACGTTTATGAGTATGAAAAACATATTAAGAATAGCGCTAAAATAGTAAACAACCTTCAGAAAGATATTAATTTTAATAAATACTTTATGGGAGCTATTATACCTAAAAAGGAGTCCAAGAATGTATAAATTATTTTATTGGATGATGTTGGTGGGATATTTAGGAGTTTCTTTTCAGGCTGTAGATTTTAAAACCAAGCTTATAGGGTTCTTGCTTGTAATCGTTAACGCTCTTATCTTTTGGAGGTAATATGAAATTTAGAGACCAAGATATAAATGAGGTAAAGATACTTGAAAACGCTGACTTTAAACTCCTTGAGGCAGATATTCAATTGATTGGAGAGTCTAATATAATAGTTGATTTACAATATAGCACAAGAGTAGATTGGGTTCAATACTCTTACAATGGAAATCCTATGACTGATGCGAAGGGAGCTCCAATATTTTATCCCACTACAATCTATAGCGCTATATTACTATTGAGGAAACTATAATGAATAAAGCAGTTGGTATTATATTAGCTGGTGGTGAAGGAAAAAGATTTGGAAGTAAAATATCTAAGCAATTAATGAGTTTAAATGGTAAGCCTGTTATTCAGTATGTTTTAGACTCCATTATTGCCTCCAAAGAATTAGATTTAATTATTATTGTTACTAATCCTAAAATAATGAAACAAGTAAGAGAGAAAGTTAAAGGTCAATTCAAGATGGTTAAAGGTGGTATTAATAGAAAACAATCGGTTATCAATGGACTAAAAGAGTGCCCTTCTGATACCAAGTATGTTTTATTCTTTGATTCTGTGAGACCTTTTTTGACTCCTGAGACTATTAAGCTTATATTAAAAGAGTTAAAAAATGGTCATAAATCAGTGTGCACTACCCAAACCATAACAGACGCTTTAGTTCAAATTGATTCAAAGGGCATAGTTAAGAAGCCACTTAATAGAGAAGAATATAGACTATGCCAAACTCCAGAAGGGTTCAATTATAAACTTCTGTGCAATAAGTATTTTAAATCAGATAGGCGAGTTACCGCAATATCGGACTTGATTACTAACACCAAAACAATTGATTTAATCAATCCCAATATAAAGATTACCTACCCAAAGGATTTATTTAATGCGGAACAATTAATCAAGTATAAAGAAGCGGTCAAAAGAACTCCAAAACTAATAGGAAAAAGAATTCTATTAACAGGCGCTTCGGGTGGAATAGGTAGTGAGATAAAAATCCTTTTAGAAAACGGAAAAGCAACGGTATTTGCTCCTTCACGCACTTCTCTTAATTTAGAAAAGCTTGGATATAATAATTATAATCCTCCAATTGTTTGTCCAAAACATAAATACGATTGCATTATTCTTTGTGGTGGAACATACGCAAGGGATGATGAAGGAATCTTGAAGAATTATTGTAATATTATGAATACAAACTTTAGGAGTATAATTTATTTTCTCACTTTAGCGCCTTTTATGTTAAATGATAATGGAAATATTGTTATTGTGGGTTCTGCTTCAGCTTCTTATGGAAGAACTGGCATTAGCCTTTACTCTGCTTCAAAGAGCGCCTTAAATTCTTTCGTAGAAGCCTATTCTCCTACTCTCTTTAAAAATCACGGAATAAAAGTAAATGTTATTTGTCCAGCTAAAGTAAATACAAAGCTTCAACAGCATATTAATCCGAATCAAGATTCATCTAAAATGATGTCTCCCAATAAGATAGCAGAAATAATTACTCGTTACTGTGATGTGGATTTCACAGGGCATATCGTCTATATCAAAGAAGGTTTGGAGGATGTATAATGAGCCATAAAGACTTTTTATTCAAGTTATTAGACCTTTTTGATAAGAATGATATTCCTTATTTCTTTTTGTGCGGAACTTTATTAGGCGCAGTAAGAGAAAAAGATTTTCTTCCCAATGATGAAAAAGATACCGATATTGCGATTGATGAAGCTTATTATTGGGAGGTAAGAAGACTTTTTGATAAAGAAATAATAGAAAATCAAGAGCTCAGGTATGTAGGAATCAGAAGAAAAGAAATAACGGTAGCTATCAAGGATTTTCCCTATAAATTAGACATATTTTTTATGGAAAAAATTAATGAGGATTATTATATTTATAGTTACAAAAAACCAAAAGATAAACCATACTGGTTTTTAGAGTGGCGAGCTAAATTTCCATATGAATTATTCTTTCCTCTAAAACAAATAACTTTCTTGGGTAGAAAAATAAATGTTCCGCAAGAGTATAAAAAGGTATTAGAGATTCATTATGGAAAAGACTGGCAAATACCTAATCCTAAATTTGACACCTACTCTCAGACAAATATAGACCAAGACTACAAGGGTTTTTACCCTGCTGGTATCCTTGGAACAGATTATATTGCAAACAATAAAGAATATGAAATAGGATTTATTTGCATTAATTTCTTTAGAAAAGACTCAACTAAAGAGTGTATTGAGAGTATTAAGAAAAACCATCCCAATATCAAAGTTTATGTTGCTGACCAAGATGCTCCCTCTGGAGAAATGATTGAATTTTATGAGAAAAATAATATAGAATACTACTATCTTCCTTTTGATTGTGGATTATCTTATTGCAGAAACTTTCTCGTAGATAAAGTAAAAGAACCCTATCTTATGTGGGGAGATAATGATTTTGTCTTTAGTGAAGATAATAAAATTAATCACGCCTTAACTTTACTACAAAAATTAAATGATGTTGGCTTTGTTGGAGGTTCTATAAAAAACACTAAAGGAATTACGTTGCATTATGAGCGATTATTAAAATTATTAAATAATTATGGTATCTTGCTTTATATTCCTTTAGAATTAACCCATCCGCAAACTCAATCTATAGAAGGCATTGATTTTTATTATTGTGATTTAACTTTTAATTTTGTTGTCTGTAAAACAAAGATATTGTTAAATAACCAAAAGTTACGCTGGAATGTAGACCTAAAGGTTTCTTATGAACATACAGATATGTTCCTGAGAATAAAAGAATACTCAAAATATAGGGTTGCCTATTGCCCTTCTATGACCGTCATTCATAACCATACTTTTACTAATAAAAATTATAATGAATATAGATTAAGGAAAAACGCTGGGGAGATATTTGCTAAAGCTTGGAATCTTAGAATGAATTTCACTATAGGGGAAGGAAGAGAACTTTATTTTGAACATATGGTTTCATCTAAAAATTCTTTAGCCAATGAGTTATATAACAATCCTAATCAAAGTCTTTTACAAGAAAATCCTCCTCTTGTTCCTCAAGAAATGAATCCTCAATTAAAAATATTATTTAGTGAAAAAATAGAATTCTGGCTTCTAAACCAAAGTTGTTTGGAAGTAATTAAAACTAAACGACTTACATCAAATAAAATTTGTATAGGCGTAAAAAATGAAGAAACTCTTTCCAGAGTAAAAGTTTTATTAGAAAAATACTTAGAAGATACAGAAATAATAGTAGAATCAAATAGGGCTACAAAGGAAGTAATGGTGTTTATGCACTACAAAGTAAATGTTCCTATGCCTGTTGTAGCTTATTTAACATCTACCTACGGAGGTAATTGGCAAAATGGCTAAAATAGCTATCCTTTATACTACCTTTATGAGAGATGACTTAATGGTTAAAAGTCTACAAAGTATTGTCTCAAACTATACAAAAGATTATATTCTTTTAGTAGGAGACCAAAATCCAACTGAAGATAAAATAAATATGGTATCTAATGAGCAATCTTTTTATTATGGATTACCCTTTGATTGCGGTTTATCCTACGCCAGAAACTATTTAGCTCAAGAAGCCTCCAGATTAGGCTGTGATTATTGCCTCTTAACCGCAGATAGCATTATATTAAATAAAACCTTATTTGATAAGCTTCCTAAGATAATTGAGTTTTTATCTGCGCAACCAGAAAGAGGTCTTGTGGGCTTTGATATTAACAATAGGGTTAAATGGGAGTTTAATTTAGCCTTAGATAATGCTTTTGTTGTCAATTTAGCCAATGATACCTTAGAAGAAAATGGAATTAAATATAAGAAGTGTGATATATGTAGAAATTTCTTCTTAGTCAAAACAGAAGTATTAATAAAAAATAAATGGGATGATGAATTAAAACTCTGCGAACACGAAGATTGGTTCTGGAGGCTCAAAAAAGAAACTAATTATCAAGTGTTTTTTACTTATTATATAGCGGTAGATTACATCAATGATAGAAATACAGAATATAATAAATATCGTGGTAGAGCCTATAGTGAATTCCAAGAGAAACTTCTTAAAAAGTATAATATGAAGCGCTGGATTAAATATGGGGAAGGCGTAGGCTTTTCATAAGGAGAACTATGAGCCATAGAAATAGACAGAAAAATCATATTCGTGGAACAGTTAAAACAGTAGCGGATTGTATTATTAAATCAATAAATGATGGATTTATGTCCTTAGATGAATTTAAAAAGGTATACAAAATTGTCCTATGCAAATTAAGCAAGCAATAATTATAGGCGGTGGTAAATCCCTTCAAGAAGGAATAGAAAAAGGTCTACAGTCCTTTATTTCAGATAAATTTTCTATTGTCTGTAACCTTGGGTATAGATACTTTAAAGGAACTTTTATGTCTTTTTTAGACCCTTGCACTTACACTGATAATAAAATATCCCTTGCTTCTGAACCTTTAATTATTGGTCTTGATACCAATAATAGTTCTATTCCTGCTCCTTTACCAAAAAACTTAATCCTCTTAAAAGGTAATACTCAACTGGAAAAAGGAAAAGAACTAAGTAAAGGAATATATAATCCTACCCTTACAGGGATGTGGAGCATTGGGTTAGCTCTGTTTCTTATGGATTATTCTGGGGAAATTTATTTATTAGGCTATGATTGGACAAAAAGAACTAATGAAGAAAAGAAACAAGGTTACTCTGTTAAAGGAAATGATGATAAACCTCATTCCCAAACCCATTTTTATTCAGATAAACATAGAGGACAAGGGAGTGTAGATTTTTATGAACGCAATGACCCAGCCTTTTATTTTAGAGATTTTTTAAAGGAATCTAATGTAAAAATATATAATGTAAGCTTAATAAGTAATATGGAAGTTTTTCCTAAAATATCGTATGATGAATTCTTTAAAAAAATAAATACACAATACAGCCAAGATGAACTAAGGTCTTATATCTTGCAAAAACTGGAGGTTAAAAATGGGAATTATTAAAATCACTGTTGTTCATAAATGTTTTGATTATCCTCCTAAAAAATCATTAATAGTTGCTAATCATCCTTCATTCTTGGATGGATTTGTTATCCACAAAGTATTACCTGTGAAGCCAGCCATTATTACTGGAGATTGGGCTTATCCTAAAGTGTGGCTTCCTGCTAAGGCATTAGGAATTAAGTTATTAAGAACCCATACAATTGATACTCTGAGGGCTACAAGAATCCTTAAGAGGGGAGATTGCCCTGTATTAATATTTCCTGAAGGGATGTTAACAAAGAATTCTGGAGAAAGTTATTATGATGGCTTTGCAAGGATGGCTTTATTTGCGCAAGCGCCTATATACCCTATTAAAATAGAAAAAGAAGGTCTAAAATATACCTTAATATTTCAGCCTCCTTTCCTACCAACTCACCCTAAAGCTTACGAGTTATTTAAGAGATATTGCTTAGATAAATAATCAATTACCCTGTGCTCCTCAATTCTGAGCTCATTATGACGTTTTCTTGCCTCTACGGAGCTTAAATTAGAATTAAGCTCTATATCTACAATTGCTTGATAAATGCCCTCAGAGAGCTTAATATGAAGTAATTCGTGGACTAAAAGAGCCCTAATGTCATCTTTATTAGGAAATAAATAAATTTCCGCTATCTTGGAACGTGGGAGAATATAAGTAATGGCATAGGCATCTACAACAGTAAAATCCCCTCTATCCTCCTTCAATTGGAATAAAGTATTATCCTCCACCTGAACCAAATTAATAACCCACTCTTTATCCAGTTTGAGTTCTTTGGTTATTTCCTTTAATAAGATAGATGTTTTTGGGTCTACCATTTTAGCCACCTAAATCGTAGTTTAAAATATCAAGTTCCTGTTGAAGAGTAGTAATTTCGTCATCTAAGGAAGCCTCTAAAGAAACAAACCCTAAAGTATTAGCTTCTTTTTTTCTAATAGAAAGCGAAACTATTTGATTTTCTAACTCAGCTTTCCTTGAGGTTTTCTTAGCTGTAATAGCAACCAAATTAGCATCTGAACAAGAACTACATACACTCTCTTGGCTATAGGAGGGATATTTATCATTAACTAAAGACATCAAAATAAACCTACAACCACAAGCTCTGTCTACCACTTTCGGTAAACTATTTAAAACTATTTTACCATCAGAAGTTACTTCTACTTCAACTATATTCTGCCCATCTCCAAAAATATCCAATTGTTTAGTAGCCATATTTCCTCCTTAAATTTTTCTTCTTAAAGCATAAACTTCTATATGAGTTCCTACTCCAATTCCATTTGTTGTTAAGGAAAGTAAAACTAAAGAAGTTATGTTATCAACTGCATTGTTCCAAACATCTCCTCTAAAAACTAAACCTCCTACATCAGTTCCATTGATATTTCCCATAGAATTCTGTATAACAGTTCTATTAAACCCCTTTTTTGCATATATGATGAGTTGAGATGCTCCTGAATAACCAGAAGTATCGCACCAAGATGTTGCTATATGGGCTAATGTTCCTCTTGAGGCAGTTATTCCTCCACCACTACCAACAAGTCTCTGCATACCATATATTCCTGATGTTGAATCATTATTTAATCTTATATATAAATCTCCTGTAGAAAGATTTGTTTGATATATTTTTATTAAATAAATAGTATCTGTATCTCCATCAAGATTACTTATAGTTACTGAGGTTTGAGCTGTGGTTACATCAAGTTCATATATTTTTTGCATTACACCAGCGTTTAGTTTGCCTTTTACTTCTAAATCTCCTGTTCTAAACCCTGTTAAGGCATCTAATCCGTTCTTTCTACGAACAAAAATTAATATATGAGAGCCTGTTCCTATTCCATTAGTTTGTGAAGCTGTTATAGTTAACGAAGTTAAATTATCTACTAAATTATTCCAGCATTGGGCTTGTAAATTTATAGATTGAATTGTTGTTCCATTTATATCTTCAACACTTTGGCTAAGTCCTTTTCTAATAGCTCCTTTTTTAGCCAAAATATTACTATCTATAAAAGATATGTTTCCCCTATCACAACCAGAAGCTCCTGTTAAATACCAAATTGAAGATAAACCTCTCCACGCTGTTACTGTAGTATTTGTTCCATATAATTGTTGTAACCCTTTAGTATTTAATATTTCTCCATTTGGAAAAAGATATAAGTAAGATTCTACGCTACTTCCACCTATTTGTCTAATTATAAGCTTATATTCTTCATCTTCGTCTCCATTTAATCCAGTTATAGATAACGAAGTTAATGGGTCATCTCCAGTAAACGCTGTGATTGAAGGAGTGAATTCTGAAGTATATCTTGCTACTCCTTTACTTATTCTAACTTCGTCTACACAGCCATTTAAAACTAATCCTGCGGTAGATTCGTAACCTAAATATAAAGCTCCAGATGACGTAATAGAAGCAGATGAAGTGGTTGTGGCTTTTACTTGCCCATTAATATACATAGTCCAAGCAGAACCGTTTCTTACTACAGCAATATGATACCAGACACCCTGTTGTATAATCCAATTATCGGTATCTAATTGAATAGCCCACGAACCAGCAGAAGTAGCTACATAAAATCTAACTCCGCAACCGCCATAAGTGCTACCTCCAGAAGAACTAAAAAACATATACCAACCTATAGGGTTAGCTCCATTATTACTATTTCCAATTATAGGAGAATTGTTAGCACTTTGAATTGCATCTATTTTAGCCCAACACTCTATAGTTAAGTCTCCTCCAAAATCCCAATCCTCACTATCAGCAAGAGATAAATAATCTCCTGTTCCATCAAAAGCAATACATCCAGAATCTATTTTATTTGCTCCGAACATAGTTTTATAATTGGTAATAGTGTGTCCTGTATTTCCTGCATCATTATAGTTGTCGTCAAAATGAAGTAATAATTTAGTATAAGAATCATAAGTAAAGGGAATAGTTGATGGTGTAAAGTTAGAGGTATATCTCGCTATTCCTTTGGATATTCTATACTCATCCATATAACCAAGAGCATAATAACCTCCATTATAATAACCAATGTATAAAACAGAAGATACGTCTCCTACGTCATTGGAGCTAAAAGCTAAAGTTTCTGTAAGTGTTTGAGAAACACCATTTATAAATAATTTAGCTGTAGCTCCATAACGGACAATAGCTATATGATACCAAGTGTTTATTTGAGCGCTCCAAGCGCTTGACATAATGTAGTGCCCTTTATTTACTCCACCTGTCCAAAAATCAAATTCTATTTTATTTCCATTTGCAGGAGTATCTTTTAAAATATACCATCTATTATTTGCATCAGCGTATTGGCAAGCAATAAACTGAGTTCCAGATAAAGATGTAAAATTAATCCACGTTTCAATAGTGAAGTCTCCTGTTCCAAAAGACCAATCTGCGTTATCTGGCGCAGTAATATACTTACTCGTATCAAATTTACAAGCATTTCCAACTAAATCACATTTATTATTTACGGTTACTCTATTAGGAGGCGAAAAAGAAACATCATTTAATAAACCACCATTAAAATGAAGAAGTAACTTATCCATATAATCATCATAATAAGGCTTAGTAGCTACTGAGAAATTACTTGTCCATCTGGCTATGCCTTTGGAGACTCTAAATTCATCTAACCAACCCTTAAAATAATAATCTGCTACGTTTGAAGGTTTACCTATAGTTAAAATATTTGCTAAGTTTGGCAAAGAATTAGTTCCTATAGCCTGAGAAACATTTAAAGTTTGAGATACTCCATCTTTAAAAATATAAAAATTACTTCCACTCCTCACTACTGCTATATGATACCAAGTATGATTTATTGGGTTAAAAGAAAAATTATAATTAGCTAAAGCCACTCCACCATTATAAGAGGTAAAATGTAGAGAAGACCCATCAGAATATATATCCACCCTATTACTTCCATCAGGTCTTTGAGAATAAATCCATTGTGAACCACTTTTATTGTTCCATTTTATCCAGAAATCTATGGTAAAGTCTCCTGTGCCGAAATACCAATCATCACTATCATCTAAACTAAGATAATCACCGCTACCATCAAAAGCACAAGCATTTCTTCCAAATTTTTGATAATCTATTAAAGTAAATTTATATTGAGCAGTATCTAATTGAGCTGTTCCTGCTACGGTTACTGTTTTACCTGAGTCTTCGGTTATTGTTGTCCATCCATATGCTCCATCAAAATGTAATAAACACTTAGTATAGGAATCGGTTGAGTATATACTTGTTGGAGGAGTAAAATTGCTTGTCCAGCGAGCTATACCTTTAGAGATTCGGAGTTCATCTATCCATCCGTTAAAATAATAATTACTTGTAAGTCCATATCTACCTATATATAATAGTCCATTAATATTTCCAACATCATTGGTGCTTATTGCTGTAGCTTCTGTAAGTGTTTGGGATATTCCATCTAAAAATATAAGTATAGAAGTTCCGTTTCTTACTACTGCTATGTGATACCATACTCCAGTAGATAAAGATAAAATTCCTGTATAATATTCTGCTTTTTGAACTCCACCACTTTTAAATACAACTCTAAGAGTATTTGTAGATGTTCTATATATATACCATCTATTATTTGAATCTTCTTCTTGCATAATAATTATTTGAGACTCTGCTGGTAAAGAATTAAACCTTACCCAACAATCTATAGTAAAATCTCCAGTTCCGAAATACCAGTCATCGGAATCAGCTAAAGAAATATAGTCTGAATCTCCATCTAATAGTAAAGAACCAGCTACCTGACTTACTTTAGCATTTCCATTTACGGTTACTGTTTTACCTGAAGAAGCCTCATTAATTGTTGTTGAGCCATCTATTTCATCAAAATGAAAAAGACATTTAGTATATGAATCCATTTTTCCATACTCAGAAGTCTCTGGAGTAAAATTATTTATCCATCTGGCTATACCTTTAGAGATTCGGAGTTCATCTATATAACCATTAAAATAACCAGAAGACGCAAATTGTCCTATCGTTAATACAGCAGAAATATCACCGACATCATTTGTGCTAAAGGCGTTATTTTCTGTAACTGATTGACTTACTCCATCTACAAATATTTTACAAGTTGTTCCATAACGCTCTAAAGAAAAATGATACCAAGTATTGACAGATAAAGTTAGACTTCCTGTAGCATAAAATCCCTTAATTACTCCACCTGATTTAAAATAAATTTCCAATTTTTTAGAAGAATCCATAAAAACTATCCAATAATTATTAGAGTCAGCATTTTGTCCTAATAAATAAAAATAACTATCAGGCATTGTAAAGGAATCAAAATTAATCCAAAAATCAATTGTAAAATCACCTGTTCCAAAAGACCAGTCTGTTGAATCTGGCGAAGAAAGATAAGAATTTTTACCATTAAACCTTACTCCTGTTCCAAACTTACCATCTATATCAAACTTTTTGGAATGAGAAGAAATTCTGGCATCCCCATTGACGGTTACTATTTTATTATTCCCAGAAGCGTCTTTTACATTAGTAGACTCAACATCTCCCTCTCCGTGAAGAAGTAGTTTAGTGTATTGGTCTGCTGGCTGTAGATACTTTTCATAAATCAATTGCCCTGTTCCAGCGTATAAGATGTCTTTTATTGTTATTTCTCCAGCTCTCATTTTAATCTCCCTTACGAAGCGTTTAATCTGCGATATATTTCTATCCTACTTCCTTGTCCTATCCCTGTATTTTGGTCTCCATAAATAACTAAAGAGGTAATATTTGTTCCTGTATTATTGTAAGATTGACCAAATAAATGAACACTGGTTATAGTAGTTCCAGTTATATCATCATTTCCATTAGTAAACATTGTTCTAAGATAACCACTTTTTGCGTATAATAAATTTTTTATCAAAGCAACTCTTCCCATAGCGGATAAAGATTCTAATTGAAATCCTACAGTAAGTCCTGTAGATTTACTTGAACCTGCTGAAGCATTTGAACCATAAATTCTATTAAACCCATAAACAGCGCTTCCATCATTATTAGGCTTGAGATAATAATTAATAGAGCCATTATAGGAATTAACTAATTCTATACTAATTAAATAAATTTTATCTGTATCTCCATCTAAACCTGATATTGCAATACTTGTTTCTATATCGTCTCCTACAGATTGAGTTGTTGGAGAAGTGAAGTTTGAAGTCCATTTTGCCCTACCTTTTAAAACTCTGAATTCATCTATCCATCCATTAAGATAACTACTTGACCCCATATATGAACCAACAATATGAGTAGAAAAATCATTTACCGATTGAGAACTTGTAGTAGAAGCAACTGAAGTTCCATCTAAGTATAAATTCCAATTATTTCCACTTCTAATAAAAGCAACGTGATGCCATTTTCCAGCAACCCAACCTGTTGTATTATTTTGGTATATATAAACATAAACAGTTCCGCTTGACCTAAAGATACAAAATAATCCTAAAGAATTACTAAATCCCCATTCTAATCTATTATTTCCATCGGTATATTGTTGATGAAAGTATTGTTCTGAGCCTAATGTATTTAGTTTAACCCAACAATCTATAGTAAAATCTCCACTACCAAAAGTATAATCTGCGGAATCTGTTAAAGTTAAATAATCTCCTGAGCCATCAAAAAAGCCAGCATTACCAAACTTCTGCCCATCTACTTTGTATTGCGCTGTATCAATCTGGGCTGTTCCGTAAGCGGTTATTGCTTTACCTGTATCATCATAGATGGAGGTAGAGGAATCTCTACCATCAAAAGATATTAATAACTTAGTATATGAATCTTTTTCATATCTGGTGGTTTGTGGTGTAAAATTACTTGTCCATCTGGCTATTCCTTTAGAAATCCTTAGCTCGTCAAGATAACCATCAAAATAATTACTTGAATTAGTCCAATACGCTCCAATGTATAATAAACCAAAATCTCCTAAAGTCCTACTCAAAGTAGAATTTCCAACAGAACTTCCATTTATATATATTCTCCAATCTGTTCCATTTCTTACTACAGCTATATGATACCAAGTATTTATTGTTGGTGAATATGTAGCTGAAACAATAACTGTTGGTGTTCCAGAAATAACTTCTGTAAAGGCAAATCCTCCACTTGTATAATATAAAGTCCATCTATTTAAAGCGTTAGTTTCGTGAGAAAAAATATATTGAGTATTGCTTATATTGTTTAATCTTATCCAACATTCTATTGTAAAATTACCATTACTAAAATTCCAGTCGTCTGAATCAGCTAAAGATAAATAATCACTGTTTCCGTCAAAGTATCCTGAACCGTTTACTTGACTTATTTGAGCGCCACCGCTTGCGGTAATAACTTTATTAGTTCCTGAAGCGTCTTTAAAAGAAGTAGCTCCATCACTTCCATTAAAGTGCATAAGAAGTTTGGTATAAGAATCATCACAGGGAGTAATATATCTATCAAAAATCTTTTGAAAGACCCCTGCTTTTAAATCGCCTAAAACTCTTACATCTCCGTAATCCATTTTATCTCCTTATACTAAAACTACTACGCTCCAAGTTCCGCTTATAGTTCCAAAAGAAGTTAAATCTATTGTGCATTGATTAGATGTAACTAAGGTTATATAATCAGGAAGTATTTGTTTGTCATTGTTATCAAAAACTTGGACAATAGCATACTTCTGTCCTAAGTTATGATTTACTGTTAGTATACCACTTGACAAGTTTGCATTTGTAAAGCTTACTCTTGCAGATGAACTAACTTTGGCTAATACTAAAGCTCTCCAAGTTCCAGTAATAGAGCCATAGCTATGAATATCTATTGTTAAGTTATTGTTTGTAGAAGCAGTTGTTTCATCAGGCTGAATTAATTTATCGCTATTATTATAAACCGCTACAGAACAATACTTGCTATTTAAATTATGGGTTATGTTGAGTATTCCTCCAGACAAATCATCAACATCAAATTCCTGTAGATAATAATCGCTGGTTTCTCCTAAGCTAAGAATAGTCCAAGACGAAACGTAATAATAAAAACTATCTTCGTCTTTGACGTAAACTATCATACCTTCTTTCTTGGATATAAAAAACCAAGCACTCCCAGACCACTCAGCAATATTACTATCTTGAGAAGCCCAAGCTCCGCTTCCAGAAGACCCAACAATATAACGGTCTCCCTTTGTAGGAGCTGACGGAGGAGCAGAAAGGTCTTTATCCTCTACAGGGAATTGAAAACTAAATTTGTCTGAATCGTATACTCTTTTTGTCATTTTAATATCCTTTTATGAAGACATCCTCCCCTCCTTTTACAGAGGGGAGGCTATATTAATTTTTAAAGATTGTCAAACAAAATAACACCTAAATCTGAGTCATACTGCGCTCTTTTATCATAAGCTTCCTTAGCCTGTGAAGCAGAAATCTGATTCGCTCCACCAAAATCTAAGTAACCATCTGTATTCTGAGTATGTCTCTTTGTAACCGCATCAGCGATATTCTGAGCAGAAGCAGAATAAGTGCCATCGTCAATAGCTTCGGCTTTGTCTACGATACCATCATTATCGGTATCATAAACAGCTTTAGTCATATCTCCACCCTGAGCAAACTCTACCCAAGCAGAACCACTATAATAGAATAATTTGTTCTCATCCAAAAGCCAAACAAACCATCCCTCAGTAGGAGCATCAAACTTCCAAACAGAACCATCATACCACGCAATTGAACCATCGTGAGTAGCCCAATCTCCAGTAGCGCCAGTTGCTACGAGATACCTATCGCCCTTTGTGGGAGCTGAAGGCGGTGCTGTTAAATCATTATCCAAAACAGGCTGTTGCCAATGAAACTTTTCTAATACTGGAACACGATACTTAGCCATAACAGTGTCCTCCTTTTTTAGTCTTTTTCTACTATCAAACAGTCTAATACTGTGTCATAATAACTACTATCTTCTGAAGGTTTCACGAAAATAGTCCAATCGTCAGCGAGTCCAGTGCTTTGAACTCTTAACCAAATATAGATATTACCTGTATCTATGACCTTACATATATCCCCAAATTGGTTCTCAGATGTATGTAAATTATCGTGTGTAGATACATCTGGTCTACGCCTTATGGGAGAGGATTGTCTTGCCATATTTATTCTCCTTAAATGTTAGGTCTTTGGGTATCTACAACACATTCAACAGCAACAACAAGGTCTTCAGGTAAATATCCAGTATAAAATGGTATAGATATTATCTTTGCTTTCAAAATATCATTAGCTTCTAAATAAATTTTATCTAAATCAATATCACCACTATCTACAATTGAGCCATCTGGAATAGTTATAGGAATATTTAACCTATGCTCCACTCCACTTTCAAATTGAAATATAGATACATCATTTTTTAAAATATCAATGACTATACTTTCTGATAATCCAGAACCACAATAAGAGTATTTTAAAAAAGCTTTTATATTTTTAATTCTCATCTTTTCAGGAACTATTTTTACAATATCAAGCTCTACATCTTCAGTCAAAATACCTTCTTTATTAAATATAAAAACTGTTGGAACTTCAAGAGCTCTTTGACAATTCCTTTGCATCCTATCATCAATCATTCCTGAAGTTATTTCTGTTGTAGCTGAAGTAACTCCATTTATTCTTCCTATAACAATCTGGAATCTTTCTATTGTTGTTCCAACTTCAACTTGCATATATTGAAGTTTATAAATTAAGTCTAAATTATCAATATAACCGTGAGCAATAATCCAATAATCTTTACTTCCAGATAAAGGCTTAACTAAATCTAACTCTGAATCTGGAAGAATAACTATATGCCCTTGCATATACACAAGAGCGCTATCATTAGGAATGACGTGAATTTTTAATTCCCCAGATACAGGAGCTAATTCTACTTTGTCTGTTCCTACAAAAGTATTAGGAAATATATTATAGACTTCTGCTTGTTGGCTTCTTATCCCATAAAGTTCAGCTAAACTGGCTACTTTATTTGGTCTTAAATCAACAATAAACTTTGGATTCACTTCAGTAGAGCCAGCTTCAACCCAAATCATTGATAAAGGAATATACTCTTTATTATCTCCAATTATAGGAGAATATTTATTAGCTAAAATTGTTCCGTCTTTCTTTAAATAAATATATACCCATTGGTCATCGGTATATACTGGAACTTCAAAAAACATCCCTGCTGTCAATTCAATGTATTCGGCTACATTAAAATAAGCTGAACCATTAAGTAAATATACTTGCATACCAGTGCAAGCTTCTGTTCTTACTACACGGTATCCAGTGAGAATTCTATTTCCAAGGACAGCACTAATAAAAGATGCCAAATATTTATTAGAGCTATCAATCCCTTGTGATTGAGTTGTCTCTTGAGCAGGAGCAGTTGTAGTTGGCTTAGAAACTATAGGAACAACCTGTTGTTCCCTAAGTTCTTGCTTTATCTGCTTCCTAACTATATGAGATATACTTTTTTTCATTTTAAATTCCTTAAATCTGATTTTCTAAAACTTCTTCTCTATTTGGATAGGTAAGTAAATGAGTAATATTCAATACATTTAAATTACCATCCACTAAGTAAACATTAGATTGAAATACAAACTTTTGACTATATAAAGCTCTTGCTCCTACAGGAGTTTCTCTGCTACCTTCATAACCCCAATCGGCATTTACTAAATAAGCTACTCTATATATTTTGTTATCTGTATAATTATATTCACAAAGCATTGGCAAAAACCATCCAGATACACCAGTTGTCTGACTTCCATAAAGTATAAAGTATGTTTTTCCTTTATAGTCAAAAGGAATAGTTGACCTTAAAGGTTCTTTTGTATTTATTTCGTATTTATAAATTCTTGACCAAGTGTGAGCAGTATCATCCCATTTCCATACGCAAAAAACACTTTTGTGGCTTCCATAGTAATCATAATCTCCTAAATTATAAATAACTCCATTATGGACAAATAAATTAGCTCTATCATTATCAAATGGGTCTGATGGTAATACTTGAGAATATGTAGCTTCCAATACAGCGTTTTCGTTGTATATTTTTACAATCGCTGGGTCAGATATACTTGTAAATCTCCATTTAATAGCATACAACTTATTATTGAATATTAAAAATCTATAGAATCCTCCAGAAAAAATAGACGCTCCAACTAAAGTTTTACCATCCCAAAAAGATACTCCCTCATTATAGACTCCTCTCCAAAAAGCCACCTTTCCATTTAAAACTCCAATAAACGAAGGAGTAAATTCCGCATAAAATTGGTCTCCCCAATCTATCCAACTGGAGGTAAACCAATCATAATATCTAACTTTAAAGTAATAAGTAGATATTTGAACTAAGGCATAAATAGTTTGACCATTACTTATAAAACCTAAAAGAGAATTAGCATCAGCTCCTAATATAGAGGTTGTATTAAAAATATCTGTTGCATATTCTTTTCCCTCTAAAGTCTGTTTAGTTGTTTCCGTAGTTTTAATTATATCATTATAGGTTGTTACTAAACCTAAATTTCCAGCCTCAAAAAATTTATTAACCTTCATACTTCCATATAAATATAATCTTACCCTTGTTGAAAAAGTTTTTGATTTTAATGGATTATCGGATTCGTATAATTTAAAATTAACTAATTTGTCTATATATGGAGCTGATAAATCACTTATTTCGTCTGGTATTTTTGGAGTCTCATCTTTACCATCTCTATTCCATTGAATAAAGAAACTTAATTCAGCTCTTCCATCTTTCCACATATCAGCTTTAATTCTATTCTCTGCAAGAACAAAAGAAGTAGAATCTTCCAAAGTTAAAATATCCAATACACATTCTTGAGCATAATCCGCTTTTACTTCCCCATTATCATCCATAGCTTCCACAGCTATATTTGCTGTAAAATATAATTTGTCTGATGCGTCTGGAGGAAGCTCTAATTTATTAGTATAACTTGCGTAAGCTGGTATATATTGAGGATAATAAATTTTCCAATCCCTATAAATATCTGGAGCTGTTTCTTGATATTCGTAATCTTTTAATTCAAGAAATGAAGTCAACCCTAAACTTAATGTTGGAATAAACCTATCTATATTTAAATTTATTGAATCAATATAAAATATTCTCCTTAAAGAAAGTTCTTCATTAACTAATAAGATTGATTGTCCTAAAGTAACATCTGGTCTATAAACTACCTCTAATGTTGAAGGATAAATAGACCTAATCATTTCTGGAAGCAAACTTTTAGCTCTATAAATACACTGTTGATGAGTATATAATCCCTCATCTACTTCCTTATATAGTTTAATTCCAATTCTTTTTAAAATATCCTTATTTGCAAAAGAAGCATAAAAAGTTGTTTCCTGTGGATTAACTTCGTCTAATGTCCAAGTTCCACAAATAATATCTCCTTTTTCTGGAGCAGTAAAGAATGAAACTAAACCAGTTGTTTTATCATAAGTATAATCTGTGTCAACCACTAAAACTTCATTAAAAGAATTTTTATAAAGAATTATAGTTTCTGGATATTTTTCAATCCATCCCCATTTAGATTCAAGGTAATCTTTAGTTTTAAATGGAGTATTTGGTAAATAAACTTCGGTAGTAACTCCATCTCCAACTAAAAGACAATTATCAAGCCTTGCTTCAGAGATAAGAGTGCTTCTTTCCCAAACTTCAATCTCTGCTATTGAAAAAGTATAATGATAAGTTACATCTACGCTTGCGCCACCCTTTTTTCCACCAGAAGTTGTCGTAGTAACAGTCCAAGACCAAGGCTCGCTACAATATACTCTAACAAATTTTATTTTAATGTTTTGATTAAAGTTATTTTCAAATGTTACCCACGAACCAGTAGCTCCACCCTGAACCTTAAGCATATTTTTTTCTGTATACCAATAATTTCCAAATTCGTCTCCAACTTGAATCACCATTGCTTCTTTTATTACCTTGCTATCATAAGAACCAACTAAAATATCTATCCTATCCCAAAGAATAGCTCTATCTAATTCCAATTCGCACATTAATTGATTAGGTTGAGGAGCAGTATTGACTTTATACCAAAACATTCCTGTTGAGGTATCAAAATCATTCATTGAACCAGCGCCACCAACAGCAGGTTCACTATTTTGTTGCGCTAACTGTTCAAATATAATTTGTCCTCCAACTATCATAGGCTTATTAGCTCTATCATAGACAGCTTTAGAAGATGATTTAGTTCCTGTTCCATAACCTTTTCCAGAAACCCAAGCGCACACATCCGTCATTAAGCCCTTTAATGCTACATTTTGAGGTTCAGTATTTTTACCAATAACAAGCACTCCTGTGTAGACCTCTTCATCACTTATATTAAAAACTAAATTCTTAGGGAGAGTTACTTGATAGTATTCACCATAATAACTCCTGCTATACCCTTTACCTCCCTGCATAAAGTTACTCCAGCAGGTAACTGAATTTTTGAATAACTGTTGAGAAGAGTAATACCCCATAAACTTATTCTCTTCATCAATATAAACAATATAATTTGGTGCTACATTCTTTAGCAGATTTTGAATTCCCTGAAAAGCATTTTCGGTATTTTCATAATTTAATTCTGCCTTAGAAAGAGTTATTTCTGTGGCTTGTAAAGTCCAATAAGTATAATTACAAGTATATAGATTTCTTTTCAAATAAATATAATCTAAGTAGACTGTTACATTTGTTCCTCTAACTCTTAAATATTTTATATCTTTAAATACTTCAGAAAATCCGCTAACATCCCAGCTTACTAATTGCCAATCTGTATTAATAGTTACTTCTTTTGTTTCCCAATGGCTATTATCGTAGCTTACTTCAAAATAAACAGTTCCAGAAGATTCGCCTTTGATATAAAATTCCAAAAATTTATGACTCCCCACTGAAGTATTATATAAATCGCTTAAAAGGTCTCTTGTTAAATAACTTTCAGTAATAGGGAATTCAACTTTTAATGAATGAGTTCCTTCACGTTTAACTGTGCCTTCTCTACTTTGAACAACTCCTGCTCCAGCATCTTCCCACAAATAATCACAATCATCTAAAATTTTATTTTTGTCATTGTAATCTAAAGTTTTTAAAGTAACTTTTCCAGCCTTTAAATCTAAATTGTAATCAGCCGAAGAAACAAGACCTCCATTCCTATATAAAGCAAAACTAATCAAATTATTCTTTTTAGTATATAAATATTTTGAATCCCTGAGTAATAAAAATTCTCCTGAAATGGCTCTTTGCATATCAGCCGATTCTATTCCAGCTCTTATTGCTAAATCTTTTATTATATCCTCTACTTCGTTACTTCCCTCCACTTCATATGAATAAGTTGCCTTTAAAGTAGTTGTTTGTCTATAAACAATCATTATACTCTGATTATTTATATTTCCTTCATTGCTTGAAGGGTTATCTGCTGGTAATGCTAAATATAAATTAACATTGCCATTAGTGTAATCAATATAGTAGTCTTCAAATTCGTGAAGTTCTTCAGTGTATCCTGTCCATTGAAAAATCCATCCTGTATAATCGTTACAATTAAACCTTTCATACTTTTCATAAACATAATAAACCTTTGGTAAAATGGAATCATTAAATTCTATGCCAGTAACCCACGTTTTTCTATCCGTAGAAGGGTTAGTGCATAATTTTGTATCTGTAGTAAGTTTGGATAAAGCATTTCCTTTATATATTACTTGACCTCTTACAAAATCAATAATATATTTGTCTGGCTCTATTTTCGTTCCATTTAAATATATAATTGGCGCTGGATAATCAGCCCAGCTTGTATGTTCAGAAAAATAAGTTACTCCATCAAAAGTTCTTAGTATTTCATTTACTATTCCCCGCTTTGTGGTCTTATACTCTAAATTATTCGGCATATAATTTATTAATTTCTGAAGGTTGTCCATTGCTGTTATTTGAATTCCGTTTGATGCTCCAGATTTTGAGATTTCTACATTCTTTATTATGCCTGTAAATTTAGTAAATAACTTAACTCCAGTATTAGTTAAAAAATGATGAATAACTCTTATCTTGTTCCCAAAATAAATTAAAGGATTCACAGCGCTACCAACTAAATTTACTTCACTGGATTCATTAATTGGATTATATTTAAAATCTTTATCAATGACTCCAATATTTGCTTGGCTTGAACCAAATTGTTTACTTCTGGCAATATCCACTTTAGAAACTACGTCTGATATATCATAATTTATGTCATCTCTGGTAACTATAACCTGAGCTTTTAATCTTAAATTCTTTTTCATTAACTCATCTGTAATCAACTGCATTTCTGTGTCTGTTGCATATTGAAGTTCAGCATTATACTGAATCCAAACTGGCGTAGCCGAAAGATTTGTTATATAATCTTCTTCTGGGGAAATAGTTCCTGAAGAAACTGACACTACTTTTACAGGATGATAAGTTAATCCTTCATCTGTGGTATAATCAAATCTTATAGAAACCTTTTCGTTATTTAAATCTCTTAAACTAAATAAAACTTTAACCATACCAGAACCATTATAATATTTTTGTAAACTATCTATTCTTATTTGAGTAGCGCTCTCTAACAAAGTAAAATCACTAATAGCAGAAGTTGTTTCGTTATGATAAATATCTTCTACTATAATTCTCCAAAACCATTGTCCAAACATTAATGGTCTTAAATTTTCAGTGTAATCCCAAGTCTCTATGTCATCGTCTTCGTGTTCAATAATTGGAACAAAAGGACTTTCTGATGCTGAGAATTGAAATTTAATATGATAAGATGAATTCTCTACAATATCTGTTTCAAAAACAAAGGGTAAAAGATACTGAGAAGAACCATCCGAAGGATTAAGTAAGGTTACTACTGGATTTTTAACATCTAAAGCAAACTCAGGGCTATCATTAAACCCATAATGACTGGAGTATCCTGCTAAAACCTTGATTTTAGTTGCTGAATAATATGTTCCATTTATATCAGCCTTAGCATCCCAAACAGCGCTACCAACTACCCATTCTCCAGCAATTAATGTTTTTGAGCCTTCTCCAACCGTAGTTGTGCAATTCTGCCAAGTAGTTCCATTCCAATATTGAAGTTGAATATCTACTTGGTCTTCTCCTGTTAAAAAATGGTTAAAAAATACCTCATAATCTATTTCAACTTTTCCATCAGAAGTTCTCTGAAAAGCTTCTACGTTTCTTACGGAAGGAACAAAAAATTCTTCTATTTCATCAGATAAAGACGCTGGTTCATCTAATTCTAATTTGGTTAAAACTTCATCTGTAATATTAAAAGCATCGGTTAAATCAAATGCTTCTCTTTCTACCTCTAACTTAATATTTCCTCCAGCATAATATCCTAAAAGTAAATAAGTTGCCTCAGAAAATATCATATTGGGAGTGCCATCTACTTCTGCTCCAGAAGTTACATCTACCTGAGTTTCCCAATTAGTTCCATCAAATTTTCTATAGGCAATATCATAATTTGTTCCATCATAATCTACCCAAGAAACTACTGGTTGTCCGTTAAAAATTTGAATACTTGGAGCTGTATCATTTGCGTGGTCAGATAGCATCGTTCTACTTACATCCCAAGCAGAACCATTCCACTTTTTTACCGCTATACCAGAGGAAGTTCTATACGCTATCCAAATATTATTATTGTCTTTTCTTACTGCGCATATATGATTACAATTAAACCCTGTAGGTAATCCTGTGTCAATTGTTACTCCGCTTCCACCTATTCCCCAACAGAGTAAATTTCCTGTTAAAATAAAGTAGGATACCGTATTACCATAAGCCAACCATTCTGATTGCCAAACAGTTCCTACGCTCTGGGCGCTTGTTCCACCCCAAGTTGCTCCTCCATCGGTTGATGTTCTCCAATAGGCTGTAATACCAGAACGCCACCCAGCTACTATATTTCCATTATCTAAAATCATTATATTAGTGGAATAGCAAGAAATTCCAGAAGCTAATTCAACAGCTCCACCAACAGTCCAAGAACCTCCACTATAAGTTAATTTAATATAATGAGGTCTTTGATCATCAGTATTGGCGAGCATATGGATATTGTTGGAAGCGTCAATAACAACATCAAAATCATAATAACCACTTACAACGCTTGTCCAACTTGAATCCCAAGTTTGACCGCCATCTGAGGAAGTTTTATATTTTATTGTGCTTGACGCAGTAAAAGCGAAGAGAACAAGCTTCCCTAAACTTGTTTTTACGATGCAACGCCTTGCGGTATTTGGTAAGCCTATACCTGCGCCTACAGTGTAAATTGCCATTCTATAATCTCCTTACAAAATACTCTCTTACGAAGATGATACTGTTATAGTCCACTGAATAAGAAGAGATTCTCCTACATTCAGAGTCTTAGAGCCAAAGGTCTTTCTACATAACATATTTCCTGAAGAATTAGCATCAAATACGCCTGATTCGGTAAGGCTAATAGATGCTCCACCATTGTTTGTAAATGTAGCTGATAAACGAGCTTTGTAATCTGTAACATATTCACAAGTAGCTAACTGAATTGCCATTCCAGAAGGAGAAGTAACTGGAGTCTGAAGAGCAGTATTTCCTTCTGCTGGAGCAGTAGCTCCTGTTCCTACTTCAATATATTTAAAAGCATTTGTGGATACTCCATTGATTATTTTCGCTATAAATTCTTTACCTTTATTAACCACCATATTTTTTCCTTCATCAATAGATAAAATATTTCTATCTTTATCAAAATGAGTTAATTTAACATTTCCCATAATTTTAATAGATTCGTTCATTTTATTCTCCTTATCTGCTACAATAACCTAAAATCATTGTAGCGCCATAATATAAGCTTGGTCTTTCAGTCTCTTCTACATATTGAATCTCTATGGATTCTAAATCTACCCAAAAGAGTTTATCTTCGTGAGTAACTAAAATAAAATCTTTACCCAGATAGTTTTCAAATATATTTTTTTGTGCCTCTGTAAGCCACACCCACATAGGTTGTATACTTTCATAACGATACCGTTTACCTTCATCTAAATGCTCAATTTTAATAGCATTGCCATCTAAATTAGGCTGATATTCTGCTGTTGATAGTTTAGAATAACTAAAACTTGTAGGATTTATTTCTACAGTTGTATCTAAATCCTCAAATATAATTATTGCATCTAAATAGCAGGTAAGCGCTGGCGCTCCTGATTGAGCTATTGTTATTTTTAATTTTTCAATAACTTGAGCGCTTAAATAAACCTCAAAAGTTTCTTCATACTTAGTTAATTCAGAGTTAGATGAGTAAGTTTTTTCAAAAATAGTTCCTAAAACTACTTCATCAGAATCTAACCCTTCTACTTTTACTTTTAAAGTTCCACTCTGAATAAAGGTATAAAAATTTAATCCAAAACTTGCTTCCTCTATATTAGAGACATCTACTATCTGGCTTATGCCATCACCAGAAGAAATTCCAACTATTTTTTGAGCATATGTATTATGCTTCACATACGCTTTTATTTTTGATAAGGAAAGTGTTGGTGTTCCTTCCTTAACCCAATGAAGAGCTAACCCAGAAGTAGATTTATTTTCATCTTCAAAGCTAAAATTTAATAATTTATTTTGTAAAAATTTCCATCTCACTACAGACATTTGAGCTCTCCTTATGGATAAAGGATATTCAATCCTCTTCCTAATTGTCTTGAATATATTTCTGAAACTTTATCCGCTATTTGACTGGCGACATCCTCATTTGTTCCTTCAATCTTTTCTATATTAATAGTAATATTATTACTTTGTTGATTTGTTGGTTTCTGTCCTGCAAAATATCTGGAAGAAGGCAACGGATAAGCTGTTGGTAATGGTGCTCCTCCAGTAATAACATTTAAAGGTAGAGTCTCTGGTGCTTGCTGGGCTTGCCAAGAACTTTCTGATGTAGATTTCTTCTTTTTACCAGTAAATAAAGAACCTATCATCGTAGCAATACCTAATGGAGCTAAAGGAGTTCCCATAAGCATTGCTCCAACACCAGATAACCCTGCTCCTAACCAATTCCCTGACATTGCTCCACCACCAATTGCTCCCATAACTCCAGACATACCTACTTGACCATAGGATTGACCTCCCCAGAAACTTCCTGCGGATTTTCCTAATCCAGATAAAAATGGTATTTGAAATCCTCCACCACCAGAAGCTTTACCTCCAATAAAATTTGGAGAATATGCTTGAACAAAACCTTGTCCACCTACATTTTGATAGCCAGTAGATACCATTCTACCACCGCCACCAAATAAACCTCCAAACATTCCTAAACCTCCCATCATTCCACCGCCAGCGCCACCCCTCAGTGTGGGTATAGCTCCAGCCTGAACTGATGTTGCTCCCTGAGAAAAAGCACTAACAATAGCATTATAAGTCATTGTAGAACCTTCATAAAAAGCTTTTGAAATAGGGCTTCCAAAATTCTTTATTCCACCAAAAATTTTACCAAAAGGTTCTCCTGCTCCAGTTATTTGCATAAAACTATTTGATAAAGATTCTGAAGCGGTATCTATTAAAGTTGATTTCCAAGTATCAGCTATCTTTGAAAAGAAAGATGTAACATCTCCTTCTCCAGATAATATTTCTGAAAAAGCATCTTTTACTGACCCTTGTAATGTTTTAGCAAATTCATTCATCTCATCATTAATCATACCTTGAATTTTATATATTTGTTTCTGAACTTCTAATTCATCTCCACTTACTTCAGCTCTTTGTTTTATATAAGCAAGTCTTTGAATCTCTATTTGAAGATTGGAGTATCCTAATCTACTTAATTTTTGTAAATCTAATTCCTGTTGAGCATCTAACAGCTCTTCTTTTTGTTTGGCTTTTAACTTAGAAAGTTCTTTTTGATACCTATCATCAATAGTATCTGAAGTTTCTGTTTCAATTATTTTTGTTTTGTTTAGTAAATCAAGGATTTCTTCCAATATTTTTTTCCTTGATTTACCTGCTAATTCACCAGCAAGTTCAATTTCTAATATTTTTTCTTTTACTGTATCTTCACTTATTGCTCCAGAAACTATAGCGTTCTGGGCTTTTTTTCTTTCATTCTCAGCCTTTAGTTGAGCTTCAACATCTTTTGTTCCTTCTTCTCTAAATTTTTCTAATTCTCCCATATCTTTAATTAAAACTTCGTATAATTTTACTACACTTGATATATCTAAATGCTCTTTAATGGCAAACAATCCTTGGTCTGTAGAAAAAGCTCTTTTTAGATTTGTCCATTCTTCTTCTGTTAAAGCAATTCCAGAACGAAGTTTATCCATTGTTCTTTCAATAAGTTTATCAGCTCCAGCTAATCCAAGGTCTCCAAGTTTTAATTCAGTAGATAAAGTTGCTGGAATAGCTTTCTTTGTTCTTCGTAATTCTTTTTCAAAATTGGTTAAACTTGATTCTATAGTGCTCTTTAAATTAGCTTCTCTTACCTGTTGAAGAGATTTAATTTGCCTTTGATACATTTCAGGAAGCATTTTAGATAATTCATCATATAATTCTACGGTGTTCTTTACATCAGGAGATATTTTTATTCCTGCTATTGCTAAAGATTGTCTATATACTTCTGCCATATAAGCAGACATCCTTTGAGCTTCTTCTGATTGAGTTCTATTTAAAATTTCATTAAAATTCTTTAAATTTTCAGTTAAAGTTTGAACACCTTCTACTTTAGATAAATCCGCTTGCGCATCACTAATTGTTTTATTTATTTCCTTCATACTCTCTTTATATTTAGCTCCAGCCTTATCAATCCTATTTGAAAAATAATCTAACATTATAGAAAAACCACTAACAGCATCTTTATAGACATCTGTATTTGCTACTGTTCCTACAAAACTAACCCAACTATTTTTTAAAGCTTCTGTTCTTATTTTTAAAGTGCCTTGTAAAATACTAACAGCCTGATTTGCTTTTCCTACACTAAATAAAGCATCTGCTTCTGCTTTTAAAGATTCTTTATAATTACCCATAAAAGCTAAGAATTCGTTTATTTGTCTTTTGCCAGCTATTTTATCGGCTAAATTATTTTGTTCAGCTTTTGTTAAAGTATCCCATTTAAGGGCTAACTCGGTAAGAATATCCCCAAGATTTCTAAAATTTAAAGTCTGATTTTTTGATTCTTTCCCTGCTTCATCTAAAAAAACTGGAATATCTGCCATTTTGCTAATTGCTTCTGTTCCTGAAGTAGCCATTCTTGAAAAAATAGTTTTCCAAGCATTTCCTACTTTTTCTCCAGAAGAACGAGTAACAACGTGCGTAGCTGTTATAATACCAGTTAACTTTTCAAAACTAATTCCCATCTGTTCTGCTATTGACGCAGAATTTCTTAAAGCGCCTGATAATGTTTGAACAGTTATGGCGTGTTTTAACTCAACATTCTCAAGAGTATCTACTATTTTCATAGTATTTGAGGCTTCTATTCCAAAAGCTTTCATTACTGCGGTTAAATCCTCTACAGATTCAGTAATACTACGCCCAGAAAGCATTGATAATTTTATTGTTGATTCCATTAAAGGAACTATTTCGCCAATTGCTCTACCCTGTTGAGCCCAAAGTTTAGCTCCTTCTCCTAAATCTTTATAAGATACACCTAAATTTTTTGCTAATTCCATTAATCCTGTAGAAAGAGCCTGTATTTCGCTAAGGGATGAATTACTGACAACTCTAATTTGAGCCATTTGATATTCCCATTCTATCATATAAGTCATTCCCTCTTGTAGAGCTCCAAAAAATGCCATCATAGCGCTACGCATAACATACCAGACAGGAGCAACTATAACAGCTCTTCGCATAGCCTTAGTAAAATCAGATAAAGACATTATAGATTTATCTGTAGCTGTCTTAGTTTCGCCTTGAGCCTTTCCAAGACCTTTTAAGCGGTTAGAGACCTCTTCAGTAGTTTGATTAAGCTTTTTAAGCTCAGTAACTACCTGTTGAGCTCCCTCCTGCTCCATTTTATACCTAAATATGTAGGCATTAGTCTGTTCATCCATTTTATTTTCCTCTGTCCACAGGGCAACCTTTCTTACCAAAAACTATCTTTAACTCATTATTTTTTATTTTATTATCTTTTTCTTTCTTTTGTTTACCTTTACTTTTATATTTATAATAAGAATAAGCATCTGCAAATATACTATTTTTATTTACTAACTCCGATACCAACCCAGAAGAAATATCACTTTGCAAGTTATAATAAAAGTATAACCAGTTAAAAAATGCTACTTGAATCTGACTAAAATCAAAATCATTTTTAAAGAGTCTAAAACCATTATGCTCTTTAGACGCTACAAAAAGAGTCTGATAGTAATCAGAGTGGGCTAATTCCCTTAAGTATTCAAAAGCATTTACACTATTAATCATTTTGAATTAAAGTTGTGGCTGAAGATGCTTCATTAATTAATACGTCATCTTCGCAAGCCTTAAATTCGTCAAATGTTTTAAATACTTTAACCCAATTTTCGCCTTCTAAAATCTCCAAGCCTAAAAATGTTTTATATTCGTATAAATTAATCATTAATTGATGCTCTAAAGAAAAAGCTAAAAGATGAGTTTTCTGTATGGTAATCTGAAATTTCTTACGCCTAATATCTTCAATTTGTTCTTTCCAAGCATTACATTCTACTTCGGAAGATTTATTAGCAAGAGCCTCTCCAAGTTTAAAATTTACTCCTTGTTCTTCCTTTTCTAAGTCTATAAAATCTTGAGTCATTTTTTCAATATCAATGCCTCTTTCCTTATATACCTTAATTAAATCATTTTCTAAGGTATAAGTTTTATCTTTAAGCAATTCAACATATCGTCTTATTTTAAATTTATAGAGTTCTTCTTTTTCTTTACGGTCAAGAATTCTTACTCTATATTTTTTAGCATTATATTCAAAGGGCACTAAATTATCACGAAGATACTCTCCAAGTTTCATTAAATCAATATCTTTTTCAGCTTTAGCTTGAATCTTTTGAATCTCCTCACTTGTTAAATCGTTCTGTTCCATTTTATCCTCCCTTACTTAAAAACAAAAAGCCCAATACCTAACTCTCTTTTTTGGTGTCAGGGTTTGGGCTCTCTTTTTTGAACTCAACTAAGAGAACTTCTTTACCAGTATTATAAGCAACAACTACATCCTTAAAATCACGAAAGGATTCATAAATTAATTCTTTAACATCCTCTTTTAAAAGGTCGTGATTATTCTTAATAATTTCAAACCTCTTGCATACTTTACCAACAAGCTTGCGAGAGTAGAAATTAACTAAATCTTCCAAGGCTTTGTCGCTTATTTTTAAAATTTCCATACCTTACACCTTACTTTTAGCAAGGAGGAGAAGCGCTCCCAGAGCGCCTCCCCTCCAGCAACTCTTATTTTTTATAGTTCTGCTTCATCATCGGTTACTTTTAAATTGTCGCTTGTCATCGTTACATTCTGATTAGCATAATCTTCCAAAGGAGTTCCCTGAGCAATAGTTGTAGGAGTCAAATTGGTAATCTTATACCCCATTTTGAAAGTAGTTTTAGTTTCATCTTCAAATATTTTTATAATCAAAGAAATATTATCAAGGAATTTTCGTGGGTCAATCAAACCGTATCCAGCAGAAACGCCTCTCAACACTTCTTCAATTGTCAATCTCTCTAAAAGCCTTCCTAAAGTAACATTAACAGTGTTCTCTCTAACGCCAGTCTGAACTACTTCGGTGCTACCAAGTTCTTTGATGTCTCTGCGGTCTAATGAACCATCAATTGAACAACTCTGAAGTCTGTAAAGGTAATTACCGCTTCCCAAGAAGATGCTTACATTCTCAGCATCTAATACATCTGGGTCTACATCGTTTACCACGAAAGGATTAACTCCAGTGATATAATTAGAAGCTGAATAAAAAGCTTTTATGACATCTCCAACTTCGCAATTATTAATTGTGATAGTTGTAGTTCCGTTATCATAGCTAAACTGGTCTGTTCCTGTGCCATATTCCAAAGCTGAAGCTACTCCTGAGCGAACCCTGATTAATCTTAATATATATTTTCCAGCTTCATCAGGATTTTCAACAGGGTCAGGATAAGTTGCAAACGAGCCAGCGCCAATTACTATTGTTTTGGTTGTTTCGCCTGTTCCAACTACATCGGAAAGATAAATAAGATATTTATTGTCTTCCTGAAGCATTTTATAATCTTCACCAATAAGCTCAAAACTTCTTTCTATCATTGCATCTGGGTCTCCAATATTCAACCCAAATCCAGAAACTCTGGTCTTAGGAATCCAGAGAGTTCCTGTGAAAGCATTGCTATCGTCAGTCAAATAAGAAGCTATTTCGCAGATAGAAGTCTTGAAATCTTCAAGCGTGATATATCTCGCTGAATCTGCTTTATTAGCTAATTTCTTCCAGAACTCTAATGAGCCATATTCAAGCTGTCTTAAGGTGTAACGAAATGAAGGAGTTCTCTTGCGATAGCCTACAACGCCAGTCCTTCCAATTTCGTTCACTTTGTCTCTGTTCAAACCTAAATCTCCACCAATATCTTGAGCTCTGTCAATTTCGGCAGGATTTCCGTTTCCCCAAGGAAACACTTTTGGTTGATAACCTTTACTATGTATCATTTTTATATCCTCCTGTATTTCTTAATGACTTTTAGCTTCTTCAAAAAGCCTCAGTTGTTGGTTTATTTTTCTCTTCTCAGAAAAACAACTGAAAGTCATTTATCTTTTTGCCTTACTATATCTTTTTCTCCCAGAAATACCAGACACAAAACCTTCCAATCTGGATAGTCTTGTATTGGTATCCATACTCATAGCTTTTAATTCCTTGACTGTAGCTGTAAGATGCCTTAAATCATTGAATTTTATAACAACAAAAATTAGAACATTGACTACTACTGCTCCAATCTGAAGGTAATTTGATAAACTCATTTAAGCCTCCTTGACTTTTACTTCAATAGAAATTATATGCCTATATTTGTCTTCGGTTACTAAACCTTCAGTGAGTTCAAGTTCTTTTCTATTATTAAGAAATCGCCTAATATGAATATGTCCACTCTGATTTTTTTCTGAAACAACTCCATTGGTAATTTCATATTCATAATAAGGAATAGCTCCCTCAAATTCGTCAATAAGCCAAGAGGCTAAATCTAATCTTTGTCCATCATTTTCGGCAAATATTCTTATATTAATCAAAGCATATTGTAAATATTTATTACTCCCAATTTCATACCTATTCGGTGGACTACTCACCAGTTGAACTAAAATAACTGGAAAAGTGCCAGAAGAAATTCGTGAAAAAGACTTTTCAACTCTTACGCTCCAAGAATCACTAAGCGCTTGGGCTGTTATAAAATCTATTAATGAAGCCTCTATATTTCTATATTTTCTATAAGTTGCCATTTATTTCTCCTTAGAATGAAGCCTGATAATTTGCTATTGCTTTTTGAATTGCTTCTTCTAATTGACTTCTTACTTCCTGTGCTGTTAAAGTTATATAATCTAAGCCTTCAATTGTTTTCTTTGCTTTAAATGTATAAGAAGGTATTCCTAACCCTGCGCCTGTAGCTCCGTGAGCATCCCATTGTCCTTCTCTAAAATGAGAAGCATCTGGTCTTCCATCGTTATCGCTAAAGCTTCCACCAGCTACCCAATTGCCATAGTTAGGAATATATTTTACATTTGTTCCTGCTAAACAACCACTATTTAAAACTTGCCAATAAGGAGTTAATGAATTTAATTTCATTATGTTTCCTACTCCTATATCAACTCCAGCAGTTGTATTTAAATATTCTACATCAATTACATCTTCAAGCTTTACTCCACTAAACTTATCGGGTCTTTTCTTTCCAGAAGTAATTATATCAATCATTCTACTTTTAGAATACTCAGCCATTTCAGCTAACTTTGATTGAATCTCTGGATAAACTCTATGTATAATTTTGTCAGCTAAAACTAATGGGTCTTTACCTTTTTGTATTTCTACTCGGATTGACCACATATTATTTTCGTTCCAATAGGATTACTAAATAATCCTTTCGCTCTAAAATTTGGAACTGTTTGCTCACCCCATCTTGATAAACAGCATACTCTTTGCTGTCTATAAGTATTTTTCCACAAGTCTCAAATAAAGTTCTATACTTCTTTTCCACAATTAATTCTTTTGCTCCTACTTCCTTTAAACCCTGTAATTTCCAAACTAAACCACTAAAAGAAATATCTTTTATTAATCCCTTTACAGGAATAGGATTATCAAAAGTTCTTTTAGTATTTTTTTCATAAGGGTCTTGACTAACTTGCGTCATTCCAAAAACATAAATCGTCTGCAAGTCTTTATTGTCTTTTAATATATTAAAAAAGCTAAAATTATGATTCATTATTCTATTTCCTCTTCATCTGTTGGATGATAATCTAAAACACCATATCTTGTCTTAAATGTTTCAACAGCCCTTCTAATTTTATCTTCAACGGATAGGGTCTCATTAAAAGTAATGCTGAGTTCAATAGTTTTATAAGATTTAATATCCCCTTTAATCAATATGCTGGTAACTAATCCTATTAATCTATAATCCCTGTCCGTAAGAGTTACCGCTTCACCGTCTTCAGTATAAGTAATGGTTTCTGCGGATTCTATTGCGTAATCACGATAATTGCAAACCGTAATCCAATAGAGAGCGTTTCTAATAAACGCTTTAATTGAAAAATCGCTGTATTTAGCGTAGCACTTATAATATACCTCTAATTTATCCCCTACCGCTATTGTTCCTGTATAATTTAATTTATTGGTATCTGAATCAAAAGAATAATTTGCTCCTGCCATTAAAGTTCCATTCTTATATACCTTAATAGTAGAGCTTTGAGCATTGGGCTCAGATAAAGTGAAATATCGGCTATTTATATATTCAAAATAATTATAGCCATCACTCAAGTTATCTTCAATAAGGTCTCTGACTATCGGAATTACGTTAAGCATCTTCTTTATCTCCTATGAATTTCTTTCTAAATTTATCCGCTTTTCTTACTAATAAAACTTCTTCTCCTCTTCCACCTTCAAAATTAAATCCCATTCCTTGATATACCTTAAGAAGAGGGTTATTCTTTTTAACTTTTACCCACCATTCTTTATCCCCAAACTGATAAAGTAAGCAAGTTAAAGCTTTTCTTGCGCTGTTGGTGTCTATAGATAGAATTTTGATAAACTTTCTTTGGTTTTTATCGCTAAATCCCCAAGTAATAAGAAAACAGGTTTTTCTATCTGATAAACAAATTTCTCCGTGTTTCAATTTATTTTCAAAATAATGCTGAATAACTTTAATATCATTTAAATATTTTCTTTCATTGTTCATTGTGATATAAAAATCTTGATGTAAATCTTTTACTTCATTAGAAAAAACTAATAAGTCTAAATAATTTTTTGATTTCAGTTGTTCAAACATTTTTAGTCCTTGTTTTTAAAAAAGGAGAGGGAGAGGTTATCTCCCTCCCCTTGTATTACTAAAGGTTAAGCCTCAGCAACCCACGAAGAACCACGATAGAATCCAGCGATAGCTTTGTTATTGCGAACTGCCAACGCCACTGATTCAAAACCAACAACGCCAACCGCAGGAATTCTCTTCGTTCCCACTGGCATAATCGCAGGGGAAAGGATGGTTGCTCTCTGCATCTGAGCATCAATCTCGCCACCCAAAAGTTCCAAAGAGTCTATCATCCTACGACAGAATACCGCAGGTTTTCCAGCTTCGGTGTTCAACGCTACCAAGATTGCTTTGTTTGAATTCAAAAGCGCTTTCTCTGAAGATGACTGATTATACGGAGATGTAGTCTGGTCGCCTATGCTAACTTTACCAACAACTCTCACTATCTCAATTCTCAAATCAGCAAGAGCCTCTTTCAAGGAGTGATATTTATTCTCATCATAATCCCAAAGTATAATATCTTCATCAATCTGTGAGCCAACTACGAGAACAAAACCATCACCGTAGTCTTTGATAGCTTCACGCATAGCAATAAGATGGGAATATTTGAACTTTGTTTCTCCAGAACCAAGCACTATCCTATGGTCTGCATCATTGATGATTGCGCTATCGTGAACCAAAAGGGTCTTCTTGATTTCGTCTGCGTTCAAAGCACGACCAATCGTTACTTTCTTACGACCAAGAACGTCATATTTAGCCTTCAATAAATCTGTAAAGGCAACATAAAACTCAGTCGTCAGAACATCACAGAAGTTAATCTGTGAAGGAGTTGCAGGTGTAACCTGAGTAGATGTAACCTGACCATTAGCATTGATGTAGAATACTTCTTTCACATCTTCATCAACGTCAAACTTGAAAATATCTTCGCCTTTATCAGCAGGTTCAGCAACTTCGCACAGCATCTCAACAACTTTAGGATAAGGGCGCAGAGGGTCAAGAGGTTCACCTATGATTCTCGCCACTTCCGCAAACAACTTGCCATCGGTAACTGCTTTCTTTAACTCTTCTTTCGCTTTCAGGATTTCTTCCTTGTTCATTTTTGTTTCCTCCATTAGTTTTGGACTATCTCCTCACTCATATCTTTAGTTAGAGTGAGTAAGCTTTTATCTATTTTAAGCTTATTTTCTTTCTTGTTTCCATATCTCGTTAGCATAATGATTAACTGCATCTGAAGGCTTTGCTTCAGTATTTTCTTTACCTTTTACGGTAGCCACTAAATCGGCTTTTTTCTCTTCAGGCTTGACTTCGGCAGTTTTTACCTGAGAAGCTTTAAGTGTTTCAAGTTCTTCCTTTATCTTAGCATTTTCGGCTTTTACTGTTTCCAGTTCAGCTTTTACGCTATTCTTTTCGGCTTCAAGCGCCTGATACTGTTCAAAAGTATAAGTTACAACGGTATCTATTTTCTGAGTCTCGGTTGATTTTCCTGTTTCAGATTCAACTGTTCTTACTACTTCACCTTTAGTTTCAACGGTTTCTTTACCATCTTCTATGGTATCAACCTTTTTAACTGACTCTTCTGTAGTAATAACAACTGTCTGAGCCTCAACCTTGGGCTCTTCTTTCTTTTCCTCAGCCTTTACTTCTTCGGCTTTGGGTTCTTCTTTTTTCTCTTCAACTTTAGGAGCTTCGGTAGCCTGAACTTCTTCTTTCTTCTCTTCTGCTTTAGGCTCTTCAGCTTTTACTTTCTCTTTTTCTTCTTCCTTTTTCTTTTTGCATTTGGCGCAAAGGTCTTTTTCACCTTCGGCAAGTTCCTCTCCGCACTCGGAGCACTTAGCTTTTGCTTCCACTTTAGGCTCTTCAATAGCCTGAGTTTCTTCCTTTTTTTCCTCAGCTTTAACTTCTTCTTGATTTATTACCTTTTCATCAGCCATTTTAATTTTTTCCTCCTCTTCGTTCATATATAGTTCAGCGTAAACCACATCAGGAGATAAGTCTTCATCAAAGACCACTTTGATTATCTCTTCAGCTTCCTTAATTATCTTTTCAGAAGCCAACAAATCCAAAACCTTCGCTTTTGCGCAAGCAGGTTTAGATTTTAAAAGTAGACCACACCCACAAAAGTTGATTTTATTAATAATGTAATTTCCTTCTTCCTCCGTTAAAACTAATTCTCCCTTTTCATCATAAGCGCTAATTTCAAAAGAAACAAATAAATCTCCACCTTCAAATTTTTCTTTGACTGTCTCAAAATCATCTTTAAAAGAACTCTTAAAAAGACAGCCATAAACAATAATAAATTTATCTTCAAGTTTAGCATCTAAGATAAAGCCACAAATAAAATGAGTTCCTTTGTGGTCAAAATTTATTTGTTTACCTATTAATGAGGGAAGTCCTTTCTTTACTTTCTCTAAAGGAAGAACCATTTTATTCCTATTAGGAACATTTACCTCTGCATATATAGTTTTGAAAAAAGATAAATCCCTGTTAGGAATCTGTATCCCTTTTTTCTTTGCTAAATCCTCAAGCTCATTATTGTCTTTTCCTTCTAAAAAAGAAGTTTTACTGTTTAAAGTATACTCTGCCAAACTTTTTCCTATAATTTCTACGTTCATTTTATTCTCCTTCATCAATTTCTTCGCCTATCATATCCAAAGCTAATAAAATTGGAGTTATGCCTCTCTTACCTATAATATGTAACTCACTGTTAAGCGAGTATTCTTTTATTCCTTTTAAATAAATATTTTCTTTTGAATTAAACGCTTTAATAGCTGAAGCGTTTATTACTGTTTTCGCTTCAAAAGCCTTTAACCCTTTAACCAAAAATTTATTTTTTTCTTTGTTTAATATAGAACCTTTTGTAAAAATATTTTTAATAAAATCAAACTGTTTAGTTCCCACTAAACTTTTAGCGATATTTAAATCTCTTGAAACTTTAGCCATAATAATATAACTATTATTAATAGCATACATCTTTATTCCGAAAATATTATTTACAAAATTTAAACTTCTTGAAACTTTTCCAAGAGTAATATAATTCTTTTTTAAGACTCCTGATTTAACACCTAAAACCTTAAATTTAAAAGTAACATATTTTCTTTCCCAAGGTCTACGAAAACTAACTCCACCAGCTTTTGTTACAGGCTTGGGAGGAATAACTCCTACTCCACCTAAACCTCTTGTAATTATTAAATTTTTTATTCGTGAAAATCCACGAAGTATTAATCTATTTTTTTCCATTATGCTCTCCTACGTTCCATAACTCCTTCAACTGTAGGATTACCATTTTCATCATAAAGATTGCATCTAAATAATTCTGTGCTATTGTCGTCTTTATAAAAAATCATTTGATTATTTATTATCTTCCATTTTCCAGATTCAATCTGTTTGATAAACTCTACCATAGCTGTTAAGGCTGTTAAATCATTTTTAAAATTATTATAAGAATCAACTACTATATTCTCAAAACCCTTTTCATATCCAGTGGGAGTTATATACTTTACCCTGTATTCTCCAGCTTCGGTAAAAGTTACTTCTGCTGTGTATATAACACCAGAACCAGACATTACCCCAGAGGTTACTAAATTATTATCTGAACATTTTCTTACTTCGTAGTTTATAGTTAACCCAGAAACATAAAATCCATATTCGTCTATAACTACGGTTTCTATTTTATGAGGAATATTTTCAAAAATTCGCATTATAAATTCTCCACATAAGAATCTAATATTATTTTTTCTTCCTCTGTTAAATCTCTTTTTGTATAGACTTTTAAATAACTATCTTTTCCATCCCAGCGTAAATAATCAATAGCGGATGAAAAAAAAGAATTATTAATTTCTGTTTCTAAAACATCTAAATCTGGAGTTATATTATGAATATAAGTGTAAATCATTATGCAATTCTCCTCAATAACAACTTTACATTTTTGATGTAGGCAGTTCCACCAATTCCTTGCCTACAAAAATCTATATAAAAAGATTGCGATACTGCTGTTAAAGTTAATTTTATAAAACCACTAATAGGAAGCCAACCTGTATTTGCATAAGTAACTCCTAAGTTAACCCTTCCTTCATAAAAATTTCCAACACTATCTCTAACTCTTGTCCATACATCTCCAGTTGCAGAGCGAGCTATTTCGTAATTCCATTCTAACATATATGTTCCTGCTACTGGCGTTAAAGTATAAGTTAATTTATTAACATATGTTGGGTTTGCTGAAGTAGTGCTTGATTCAGTTAAATCTTCATTTTCATAATTATCAGAAAATCCTGCGCCAGCATCTCCTTTATCTCCCTTTTGCGCTAATAAATCAAAATTACCTGCATTTGGATATACCCCAATAGAACTGTCAACAATACAAATATAAGCACTCCCTAAATAAAAAACTATATCATCTCTTATATAAGTTGTCGCTATATTAAAAATTCCTTTCCAAACAGGGTCGCCTCTATCTCCTTTCTCACCCTGAATCCCTTGGTCTCCAGTATCCCCTTTATCACCCTTATCCCCTTTATCACCTTTCTCACCCTGAATCCCTTGGTCTCCTTTTTCTGCAAATAAATTCCAATAAGTTGCATTGGGCGGTTCTTGATTAGTGTTATTTAAAATACAAATATAAGCGGAACCATTATTTTCAACTATATCATTTGTAATATAAACAATTGAAGAATTCCAAGAACCTTTCCAATTATTATAAACGGTTTGTTTTAAAATCATTTTAACTCCACAGTTCAGTTGCGTTGATTTCTAATTGAGTTTTTAAGCCTTCTTTAAGAGTGATTGAAGGTTTCCACTCAATAACTAATTCACCTGATTTCTCGGCATCTATTATTTTTGGTGATTCAACTATTTTTACTTCCTTATGATTAATAGCTACCACAACATCAACTAAATTAGCTTTAGTATCATTGTAAAGAAAGAATAAATATTTCTTGCTGTCGCCAGCTTTTACAATGCCTAAATCTAATTCCGATACTTCTTGTTTGTGGTCTCTATCCTTAAATATTTTCATTGGATTCTCCACCTTCGTTAAGCATCCTGCTTATTAATTTATTTTGTTTGTCTAAGATTTCAAGTTTCTTTATTTTTACAATAGTATCCAAATCTTCTTTTTTAACTGGCTCATTAAGGCTATCTAAATAATTATAAACCTTTCCTATGAAAGCCTCAATTTCTTCTCCCTTAATCCTGTGCCATATTCCATCATCACCTTTTTCAGCAATCTTTTTTATAACAGACCAAGCTACTTTAAAAGCTCGCTCTTCATTTTTATATGTTTTCAATGCCTTATTAAAAACATCAAGAAAAGTTTTCTGTAATCCTTCATCCATATTATCCTTAACGCCTTTAGGTAATTCACTTATGTTTGTATAAGGAGCTGTTATTTTTTCTTCTTCATTTTTAGCATTGAATTCTGTTTTTTCCGTCTGTTTTTCTTCTTTCTTTTTAGAGGGTGCTACTGGTAAATCACTGACACCTTCTATATTCTGAATAACGTGAGGGAAGAATAAATCATCCATACCATCTTCAGCTTCTTTCTTCCTTCTTTGTTTTTCGGTTTCGTGGTCTAACCCAAGCATTTCTTGGTAAGTCTCAATTGAAGATACTCCATAGATATACCCAAGTCTCAAAGAATCCAATAACTGAAGAACATTTAATTTCATTGGAGAATTTACAATCTTTATTTCGTTATTCTCGCTAAAGTATTTTCTATGAGCTTCAACATTTTTTTCAATAATCAGTTTTGAAACATCAAGTAATAAATCTCTAAAATCCTTTAACCCACAGTTTACTTCCTCAATAAAAGGCTCAGGATTTAAAACTGATTCTTTTCTACTTGAAGTAACACTGGATACTACATCAACAAACCCTAACCCAGAAAGAATAGCTCTTGTTCCCTGTTCAAATAATTCTTTGCTAACTATTCCCTTTATATCTGGAATCAAGTGCTGAAAATTTGTATCAAAAGGCGCTGTATATAAAGGAAGCTCATCTTTCTTTTCTTTATAAGATTTTAAGAAATCCTTAAAATTTGATTGAATAGCTTTCATATCTTTATCATCATAAGAAACTTTACCTTCTACAGCTAATCTTTCTGTGCCTTTAGTTAAAAATGCAATATAAGGAAGAACTTTTTTAATTACTTCGTCTCCCTTATCTTTTAAAACTTCTATGCCTTTAAAGTTTCGTAATACACCTTTCTTCACAAGATAAGGTGTGGGATATTTCACAAACCATCTCTCAAATGGTTTCCTAACTAAAATAGTATAATTACTATCATCAGACAGTAAATTCTTTTTGTCTGGTTTACCTAAGAAATATTTAAAGTTTCCTAATTTTACTGTTTCAGCTTTTTCGCCATCTTCAATATAAATAGCTGAACCATCCATTAACCAAATAGCATCTGGTAACAAAATTCCATTTTTCTCAGTCCAATGAATTTTTAAAACTATAAGTGAAGAACCTTCCCATCTTTCTTTAAAATAATCTTTGGCAAGTTCTCTGAGTCCAGTAGGCATATTATTACGGTAATCAGAATTTAAATCATTAAGCCATTTATTCAATTCTTTTTCAAGCGTTGCATTGTTCGCTTTAATTTTAAAATCAACGGAAGAGGCAGAATCTACAGCGTAATCAACTATGGTGCTAATCAACCCTGTAGTATCGCTCTCTAACATTTGAGAAACTTCAAAACATCTTTTATGGAATTCCTTCGGTATCTTAACGTCTCCTGTAGAAGACATCAAGGTTAACAAGGTCATCCATAATTGCATATCACCTGTCCAATCAGCCATTATTTAACTCCTAATAAATTTTTTAGGAAAGTTTTCCAATAATATCTATTATAATTAGTTTTTGTATGACATCTTCTACACAATGTAATTAAATTATTTTCTTTACAATTTTGTTTATTATAGTCTATATGATGAACACAATTTCCTTTTTTATTACATAATCTACATTTATATTTATCTCTATTCCTAATTTTATTTTTAATGAAGGAATTAAACTTTATAGAATAAGGATAAAAACTAATTCCTCCTAACCAATTAGGATTTTTAGAATTAATTTTTGATTCACTTTGTTTTAACTTTGTCTTTAAGTTATAATTTGGATTATTTTTTAATAAAAGTCTTCTTCTCAATAAGATATAACTTCTTTTGTTACAAGAAACTTTTATGCTATTAATTAATTTATTTCTAAAAAAGCGCCATTGGTTTTTTGCATTACAACTATTACATCTTTTATATTTATCTTTTGATAATAGTTTTCCACAATTAATACATTTTTTCATTTAATTAAAAAGACCTAAGCTCAGTTTTTTTACTGCTTTATTAGGATTAATTGCTGGTAATTGTTCAGTTAACCATTCAAGGATTGCAAAAACTTGCATCATTTGAACATAGTGGTCAGTTGTAGTTGACCCAAAAATAACTTTCGTTCCTGATGCTGTCATTACATAACCAGAAAATTCTTCATCAAACTTTATATCATCTTCAGGAATATCAAATTTTTTCTCATAAAACAATTCACGCAATCTTTGAACAGCAAAAATTAAAGTATTCTCAGTTTTTTCTATAGCGTTTCCTTGCTTATCACGCACAACACATCCTTGATTGTCTGTCTCAAATCCTGTTACTATATTTTCGTTAAAAGCACACCAAAAAACTCTTTGGTGTATTTTTACAATATTTCCTTCGGCATCTTTTTCTACAATATTGAGTAAATCGCTTAACCCCTCATAAATCGGTTTACCCATAATAGTGCAATCAACTGAAATAAAATGTCCACCTACTTGATTAAATATATAAGCCATTAACTCAATTGTTTCTTTTGTTGCGAGTCTAAAGGCTGTGATATTATAAACTAATTGATACTTATCATTTATTTTACAGTGAACACCAATTTCTGTTGCTGAAGCATCACCAATATCAGCCGAAACAAAAGTCTTAGAAGAATTTCTCATTGGTTCTAAGACAAGAATTCTTTTATACTCTGCAAAATTATTTTTACTAATTTCAAATCTTTTTATAATTCTTTTTGAATTATAGTTTAATCTTACTCGCTCCATATCAAAAGCGCCCTGAGCGCCTTCAATATCTTCGGCTTCAACATTGACTTTATACCCTACAGAATTTTCTCCACCGTAATCTTTAATTCTGTCTTTTCTAACTTCGTCATTCCAAAACGGAGAAACATACTGAGGTAATCTACAAATCATTTTAGCTTTATCTCTATCTTTCAAAATTTTTCCTAATGGAGAAGTTTTTGTAACAAGCGGAATTCCGCAAAGAACATCAATACATCCAAGTTCTCCAATAGCATCTATTTTCTTTGAGTGGGCGGTTTCTGTTTCAGCTTGAACCTCATCTTGAAAATTTAATGATGTATGTTTTCCCCACCAATTTTTTCCTTGGTCTTGTCCTTTAGAAATATTTTCATTTACTCCAAACAAAATATTTCCATTGTTTGTTTCAATTTTATATTCAGGACTTCCTTTCACATTTCTTTTAAACTGTTTGTAAAGTAAATGAGTAACGAAGAAAGAACGAACATCATCAAGAACTTTATTAACGTGCCCTTCGTCATAAGAACTCATTGTCATTTCCAAACCGCTATAATGTAAAAGAGCTTTTAAAATATTTCCTACGAGAGCTATAAAAGTTTTTCCAATCTTTCTACCACAGATTAAAATTAAAGTTCCAGCTCTCAACCTAAGTCTAAAATTTTCTTGCTCAGATAATTTACTGTCATCTTCCAAACAAGAATCGTAAGTAAGCATTGGAACTTGATAGAGTCTAATTTTGATACATTCTCCACCTTCATTCCAAGCATTTACGTTTTTTCCTTTTGGAAAAGTTGTTTCAATCAAACACTTCGGGTTATAAAAATTTTCCAGAAAGTTTAACTCTTCTTCTGTGAGTTTTATATTAATCATTTTTTTCTGGCTCAATATTTTCTTTTGGTTTAGGCTCTTCTATTTTTGCGTTGCACTCAATACGAAACTTTTTTCGTATCCAGCCTAAATAATCTTTTGAAACTTTTAAAATATTGCAAACTTCTTCTTCGGTTAATTTACCTTCTTCCAAATACTGAAAGAGATAACGATTAAACAAAATACCACCGTTTATAAACCAAGGATGCTCAAGAACTTCATCTTTGTCTTTATCAATTCGTCTTCGGATAAGAACATAAGACAAACAGTGAGGACACTTCAGCGTATAGTTTGCTTTGTTCTCGGCTTGATTAATCCAAAGCTTAAATCTTATTTTCAAACTTTCTATTGCTCTCACAGCATCCGAAGTGTTCTTTTCTTTTTCAGCCTTCGTCATTCCAAGTTGCTGTTTGAGTTTTGTTATTGACTCCATATGTTGATGCAAAGTTTCAACCAACCGCATAGGAATTGCGCCCTTTGCATCTTTACCAGAGTCATTGATTGCTTTTTTAATTTTAAAAGCTAAGAGCTCCAAATCAATAAGCTGATACAAAGTATCTTTATCGCCAACATCAGTAATTTCATACTCGCTCATATACGATTCAAACAAATCTCTCGCATACTTTTTTTCATCATCATCGTTGACAAAAGAAAGTTTATCAAGAAATCTATTATTCTCAATTTGCTTTTCAGCAATAGAAATGAGTTCTTCCTCAGTCTTATTTTTATACTGAGCAAGGTTTTTTAATTTTTTTACCAGCAGGTCTAATTCTGTTTCCATAACTCCTTCTTGGTTATAAAAAAACTAAGGGCTAAGAAAATTTTCGCCAATCAGTTTTGGCTTAATCATTATCTTAACCCTTAGCTATGGGAGGGGATTCACATCCCCACATAACTCTTTCCAAGCCTGAAGCAACTCAGGAAGTCAGAAAGAGAGCAAATAATTGACTGAGGTAAGGAG